AATGTTCTATTTTTCCCTATAAAAAAGGAGAAAGAAGATGAATAGTTATATACCTTGGATAGCTATGGGTGTAATGGGATTTTTAGTTTGTTTTATTTGGTTTTTAGCTATAAAAAGCATGATAAACCTTGTAATAAAGTGGAGAGATAAATGAGTGAGTTAAAAGTAGAAATAGTCGAGATAGCAGAAATAAATAATCATCCAAATGCAGATAGGCTTGATCTAGCAACAATCAAGGGATGGCAATGTGTAGCTCAAAAGGGAGTATATAAACAAGGAGATAAGGCTATTTATTTTCCTATAGATAGTGTATTACCCATAGAGATTGAAACTAAGATATTTGGTCCTAACTCTAAGGTTAAATTAAGTAAGAGTAGAGTTAAAACTATTAAGCTCAGAGGGGCTATATCTCAAGGGTTAATCACTCCATTACATCTGTTTGACATCCCAGAAGATACAGCAATAGGAACTGATTTAACTAAGAAATTTAAAATAACAAAATATGAGCCACCTAAAAGAGGCGGTGGAAATGTTTGTGGTGGAGGGGTTAGAGCTACTAAAAAACAAACGAATCCTCACTTTAGAAAATATACAAGCATAGAAAATTTTAAGAATTATAATAAAGTATTTACACCAGAAGATGATGTAATAGTTACAGAAAAAATACATGGAACCAACTTTAGAGCCGGATATGTTAAAGGATATAGTTTATGGTATAAAATTAAATCATTTTTTGGATTTGGCGGAGCCAATGAGTTTGTATTTGGAAGCCATAACGTACAATTACAACAAAAGATGTTAGTTAAAACTTACTATGATAAGAATGTATATGCTGAAGCTGTTAAGAAATATGATCTAAAAAATAAGATCCCAAAGAATATGGTTATCTACGGTGAAATATATGGGGATGGGATTCAAAAGAATTATAAATCGGAGAACACAAACTTGTTGTGTTTGATATGATGATAGATGGAAAATATATTAATTTTTATGAAGTGGTTATATGGTGTGAGAAATTAGGGTTAGAATATGTTCCCATATTATATGAAGGGCCATTCGATTTAGATAAAATTAAAAATTTGACTTTAGGAAACTCTGTATTAGTTCCCATTCAAAAAGTTAGAGAAGGTGTTGTAATAAAGCCTATGAAAGAAGAAAAATGCCATATGGGTAGAAAAGTTTTAAAATATATAAGTGATGATTATCTATTACAAAAAGGTAATACTGATTATCATTAAGGAGCACATGAAAATAAAAATACCAGATAAGTGTAAAAAATGTCAGTTTCTTTGTCATGATGTATATGATTTTTATAAGTGTACTATTTATAAAAAACTTAGAAGAAGACACGCCTTAGATAAAAAACCAAGGTGGTGCAGAGTAAAAGAAGTAACTGTAAAGGAGGACTAAATGCCTTATATTAAAGATGAATTTAGAAAAGAATTATTAGATAGAGATCCTAAGGATGTAGGAGAATTAAACTATACAATTACTAAACTATGCAAAGAATATATTAAAGTAGCTGGAGAGAATTATTATAATTACAACAAATTATTAGGTGCTATCGAAGTGGCAAAGACTAAATTTGAAGCAGCAGTATATCAAGATTTAAGATTAGAATCAGCAGCTAAAATTAGTAATGATATATACAATATTGTTTATAAATTTTATAATAGGGTTGAACCAGATATAGAAGATATGTTGGGAGTATTCAAAGGTGTAGACCATGAATTTTATAGGCGGATGGTAGCTTCATATGAAGACGTTAAAATTATTCAGAATGGTGATGTGTGATTATAGACGTTAATACTACTAACTTAATATTTAACGCAGTATTCTGTTTTATATTCATCTCTACCTTTGTTGTCTGCTATAAGACAATGAAGTTTACAAAGCAAACAATGCTTATGTTCAAACATGATAAAAGAGACAGTAGACTACAAACTACGGTTCTTGACAGAGTTGTTAAGGAATTAAAGAAAAAAGAAGACAACACTGAGAAATCAAAGAAGGAATTAAGAGAAGAAGTTAAAGAAGAAATCAAAGAGAAGATTAAAGAGGCTGTAGAATAATTGACAAATCCTTTATAATAAAATATATGAATGATGAACAACTACTATCTACATTATGTCCAAATTGTCATTTAGCTTGTTTGGCAGAGCATCCTGAAACGTGGAGATATAACAAATGTAGATTCTGTGGTTATACTGAAGAAAGTGGTAAAACCGAGGAGAGAATAACCCTAAATATCAAGAAAAATCCTGAATTTAAATAAATTCTTAATAATATTATAATAAAGATAAATATATTGAAAATTTTAATGTTTTGGCCAAATCATTATAAAATAGGAGTTTTATCATGAGTAAAGAAATTAAAAAAGACGTTGAAATAAAAGAAGACGACGTCAAAAAATCAGAGGAAGTAAAGCAAGAAGATACGCTTGACGAAGCCGAACTCCTTGCTGCTGTTGACGAAATTATCGAAAATGAAAATAAAGTAGAGGAACCTACAGAAAAATCCGAGAAAAAAGAAGAAGAAGTTATTGAAAAAGCTGAAGAAAAAGAAGAGGTTAAGGAAACTGTAGAGAAATCTGAGGAAGTCAAGGAGGAAGAAAAAGTTGAAGAAGTTAATGAAATTGATGAGATTAAAAAAGCTATCACTTCTCTTACAGAGAAAGTGGAAGCAATTGCTTCAAGCCTTGAAAGCAAAGAAGAACCAGTTGAAGAAAAGACTGAAGAAGTGGTTGAAGAAACAGTTGAAAAAAGCGAAGAAAAGCCTAAAGAAGAAACTGAAGAAGTTGTGGAAAAATCTGAAGAAAAAGATGAGATTGAAGAGATAATTGAAAAGGCTGAGAAAGTCGAAGAAGAGAATCTAATGAAATCTATGTCAGATAAGATTGATAACCTTGAGAAATCATTGAAAGATACAGAAGAAAAGCTTGAAAAAGCCCTCAAGAAACCAGCTTCAACACGTAAGTCAGTTTCAAATTTAGAACCAATTAAGAAATCAGGTGAACAATCAGAGAATGTTTATAAAACAACAGACGATATAATGGACAAACTAATGGAATTACGTAAATCTGGTGAAGTTAGTGATGATGAGTGTATTGCTTTTAATGCCAATAGGAAACTATCTGGTTTAGGAGCTCTATCAGCTAATGCTAAGGAAAAACTAGGTTTATAATCATAAGTCTCGTATAATTCTCCCTCTAAAACCCTTTAACTTTAGATAGTTAAGGGGTTTTTTTTTGTATAATATCTATAACTTGGAGGAGAGTGTGGACGAGAAGGCTAAAAGAAGACGACAAAAGTGTGATCAAAAAGCATATTCTAATGCCCCAACTATAGAATGTAGGTGTGGTTGTGGAGAATTGATTAAAAATAGAAACGAGTATGGGAGAAATAGAGAATATGTGAATGGACATAATAATAGGAAATATGAGGATCCGAAACAATGTAAGCTAGAATGGACTTATCGTAATCGGGAATCTATGCAAAAATATAAAATTAAACGCCAAAGGAAAAGAAGGGCTAAGTTAATAAGATCTCGAGGGGGAAAATGTCAAAAATGTGCTTATAAATATAATGGTAAAAACGCAGTAGCATTTCATTTTCACCACAAAAATCCACAAACTAAAGAATTTGCTTTAAGCTCTTTGGGCATGGATAAATCTATGGGGAATATATTAGAAGAACTTAAAAAGTGTGATTTGTTGTGCGCAAATTGTCATTCCATTAAACATGGGGGAGTAAAAGGAGAAAAATGTATTGATTGTAGTGGAACAGGGTCTTTTTATAACAATTATATTCACGGAGAAATAGTTTCGTTTACAGATTATATAAATATACATCACAATTATGCAGCCATTGAAAACCATTTTGGAAAGAATGTATGGGTTCATAGAAAAGGAGCTACATCAGCAAAAGAAGGACAATTAGGTATAATTCCAGGATCTCAAGGAACATCTAGTTATATAGTAAAAGGTAAAGGAAATCCTGAATCATTTATGAGTTGTTCTCACGGGGCAGGTAGAAAAATGAGCAGAACTAAAGCCCAGAAAGAACTAAGTTTTGAAGAAGAAATTATCAAATTAAATGAAAAGGGAGTAATTCATTCTATAAGAAATAAAAAGGATCTAGACGAGGCATCTGGCGCGTATAAAGATATAGATGTAGTAATGGAAGAACAACAGGATCTTGTTGATATTGTTGTTAAATTAGAACCTTTAGCCGTAATAAAAGGATAAATATGAAAGCAAGAATAGGTTTCGTAAGTAATTCAAGTAGTTCAAGTTTTTATTGTAATTGTCCAGATTATAGAGAATTTATAGAGAAAATTGGAGGTCTCTTAGAAGCTCTTTGCACAGAAGATAATAAACCAGTTCCCCAGGCTCTTCTTAAGGAGATAATATCTTCTATAAGGGACATGGATTATGACGAATAAGCAAAAAGAAGCTATTGAAATTGTCAAGGGATACGATACATATAAAGGAATGAAAGTAGAAATAAAAGAAACAGGAATTAATGAAGAAGTAAAGGTAATCTTCATTAAAAGCGAAAAAGAGAAATTCACATTTACTATAACTAAGGAAGGTGGAATATATTATTTCGCGGGGAGATAAGAATTGAAAAGGAATATATACTTCACGGCGGATTGGCACTCCTTCCATGATAATATTTTGCATTATTGTAATAGGCCATTCAAGAACACAGATGGAATGCACAAGAAAATTGTAACAGAGTTTAATAAGAAGGTCAACAAGAATGACATTACTTATTTCTTGGGAGATATGGGATTTTATGGATTTGAAAATCTAAAAGAATTAATAAATAGCCTTAATGGAATTAAAATATTAGTATTGGGAAATCATGATAAGTGGGGAGTAACTAGTTATTATAATTGCGGATTCTCAGCGGTAGTATGTGATGCTACTATTAAAGTAGGTAAGAGACAAGTATATCTAAATCATATACCTAGAAGAGCTCCAATAGAATTCTTTAGATTATGTAAAGTATATGTTAGAGAAATGAAAAGAAGAAAGAGAACTTGGAGGCAAGTATTTGGCAGAATAAAGAATGAATGGAAGAGATATAAGAGAGCTAATAAAAATTGGACATTTTGTGGGCATGTTCACACAGCTTGGAAAGTGAGAGGGAAGAATATAAATGTAGGTGTAGATCAATGGGATTTTAAGCCTGTTGGAATAAGAGAATTAATATCAATTATGGATAAGGAAGATAAATGAAAACACTCAAAATTGTATGTATTTCGGATACACACAGTCTTCATGACAACATATGGGTTCCAGATGGGGATATTGTTATATGTTCAGGGGATATATCTAATGTAGGAGAAATATCAGATATACAGAGATTTTTAGACTGGTATCAAAAATTACCCCACACCTATAAAATTTTAACCCCAGGAAACCATGATTGGGGTTTTGAAAAAAATGAATTACTATGTTCAGATATGTGCAAAGAGAGGGGTATAATATATTTAAACGATAGTGGGTATAAAATAAATGGAATAAAAATATGGGGCACCGCGTCTCAAAAACCATTCTGTAATTGGGCATTTAATCATTCTGATTCAAAAAGATTATATATTTATGATATGATCCCAAGCGATACCAATATATTAATCACCCACGGACCTCCATATGGAATATTAGATGATTTACATAGGGAGAATCTTGGAGATAGAATATTACTTAACAAAATTAACACCTTAAAAGAATTAAAGGCTATGGTATTTGGTCATATCCACAACGGGAGGGGGACTAAAAGAATTGGTGATATTTTATATATAAACGCGAGTTGTTGTAATGAAGAATACGAGCCCATTAATGATCCGATTATATTTTCTATTAATTCTAAAAAAATGACTAAGATCAGTAAATTTTCAAGTTATAAAGTATGTAATAAGTGTCAAAAAGAAAAACACTTAAGGAATTTTTATTATAGCAAATATAAAAATACTTATAAACATATATGCAAAGAATGTTTTAAAAAAAGACCTCAACCGAATAAAAAAGAGATTCGTAAAAAAATATTACGAAAAAGTGAAAAATTGTGAAGATTATCAAAATAGACGAAGAAACGAGAGATTTAAAAGACGTTATGGAATAACTTTAGATGATTATAATGAGATGTTAAAAAAGCAGAGCAATAAGTGTAAAATATGTAAAATATCTCCTGATAATTTAAAAAGGAAATTATGTATAGATCATTGTCATGAAACAGGCAAAATTAGAGGATTATTATGTGATAAATGTAATAATGGTGATTAAAGATTATATTTATGTTAATAGAGAATTAGAAGTTGAATTAACCAGTGGTGAAATAGCTAAGTTAATAGTAGAAGCAGAGGGAACATCAATTACATGTGGAGATAATTGGAATGACCCTACAGTATGTGAAAACAATTGGACAAATATATATGGAATATTAGAAATGTCTACAGGATCAATAGACTTCGCAGATTATTCAGAAGTAGAAGAATTAATAGATCCATCATTTGATATAAAGACAGAATTAAACAAAGATTATCAAATACATACAAAGGAGGACTTATGCTAATGAAAGAACTATTAGTCCCAGCCAAACAAATATATAAAGCAGAAGCTAAGGATAAGACATTCTGGTGTAGAGCTAAATGGATAGGTGGAGCTATGAAAGTCGTAGAAAGATATGAAGATTTAGAAGTACTACAGAGAATACAAAAACCTTCAAAGAGATATGGACCATTCTTTGAGATATGGAGGATAAAAGTAAAATGAAGAAATTATTAGACGAATTTAAAAATGATTTTAATAAGGCTAAGGATAAAATAACTACTCTAGTGGAGAAGAATAAAGAAGCCAAGAATGTTAAGAAGCAGAAAAACAACTATAATGAAGTATTAGCACACGAGAGGGAAGTTCAATCAACAATACTTAGCAAGTATGAACAACTCTTACACAATCCAACAACAGAATCAGTATATCTCCCAGAGGATAAATATGATAGATTGGCATACTCATTAGAAATAGAAAAGAAGATATTAGCTAAATTGAGTAATGATTCTAACTACATAGAGACTAGACCCGATGAAAAAATATATTATCAAGGACCTCATCGTGGAGTTGAAATATGTATAGAGAAGCGTACTATTAAAGATAGAAGAACCAAACGAATTCTTAAACTAAATGGGATGGTTAATAAATGATAAAAAAACTAAACAGTGAAATTAGACAAGCCATGAGTGACAAAAACTCCTTCCGTAGAGATGTCCTACGTATGATGAAAAGCCAACTAGAGGAAGAATCCAAAAAGAAAAAATCTAGACAAGATATAGATGTCATCCAAGCATATAAAAAGAAACTACAAAAAGCCACAGAAATAAAAGGTATTCCAGAAGACTTCATTCTAAAAACAAATAAAGAAGTAGATATAATAGATGAATTCCTACCTAGAGAAATAACTATGGATGAAGCAATCAATATAGGTAAAGCATCTAAGCTAACTACCAAACAAGATCTCATAGCTCATATTAAAGCCAAGTCAAAAGAATTAGAATATATATGTCCAGGAAGAATAGCCTTCCTAGCAGCAATGGAGGTACTAAATGCATCCTAAAGAACTACAAGCAAAGAAACTAAGTGTCGCAAAGAATCAACTAGAAATGGTAGTAAACAATGAGAAACTACATCCACAAATGATAGCAAATCCGGACACACACTTAAGACAATAATAAAGGAATTAGAAGAAGAACTTAAATAGTTGATATTATTGGGGATTAATTAGACAAATAATTTAACTAAGGAAAACATATGATTAACACAATAGCTATGCGGGGAGGTTTCACACTAGGTCTATATACACTATCAATGATTAGGTATGCCAACTACACCTTTAAACTTAGATGTAGGAGGTTGTGTGATGGATCCTGAATCTAAAGAGGATTATGATAAAAAAGAAGAGTTTGACGATGAAGTTAATCCTAATAGTAGAAATGAGATATATTTTAAAATACTAAAAGTGGGAAAAGTAAAATACTTAGTAAATTTAGACCTTTATCCAAAAGTCATGGAAGGGGATGGCTATAAAGTGGCCAGAGATATCACTAAGTTTAATGATTATATAAAAATAGATTGCCCAAAGGAGTAAATATGGAAGAATTATTATTATGGTCAATACCTGCCATATTGACATTAGCAGTAGTGTTTGATTTTATATATGATTATATACCAAAACCTGAACATTTATGCTCACACAGTTGGAAGGTAGGAAATAATCCATCCTATCATGGTGTGCGTTATTGTAAAATATGTAAGAAGATAGAGATTCAAGCATTTAGAATGGAATGGTGTGATAATTATGCCAATTTAAAAATAGATGAGGTAAAAAATGGACAAAGGTAGAAGAGGTTTAACTGTAATTGGACTCCTAATATTATTCTTTATTGCTTTATATACAGTCTACACAGTTAGACAGATGAATATAGAGCAAGAGAGAATTAAGGTATGTACAAATACCTATGAATCTGATTTGAATATGAATGAAGAGTTCGCTAAAGAGTTATGCACTTGTTTAGTAGACAATTCGTTCTTTACTGTTGACAGTGTTGATCAGTTAGAAAAGATAGCTAATATGTGTGTTAATAAAGTATTGGAGGACAAATGATTATTGGAGTAGGAATGATGAAAGGTAAATTCTTTTTGCCTTGTCATAAAGAGTGTAAGGTTGAAGCATTATTTCCAGGAACCAAACTAGAACTCAAATGGTGTAGTTGTGGATATGAAGTGAGTTATGATTTAACTAAGGCAGATAGATCTAAGGATATGAAGGATATTATTAAGGGGCATGAGAAATGAAAGTAGAAATAACCTATAGAGTTAAACCCATTAGCATATTTGGAGCTATGGATCCAACTGACCTAGAAGATCCTCAAAAGGAAGTACATATAGACGGAAAGAGAATTGACGAGAAAGCCGAGAAACTTGTATTATATTTATTAGGATGTATGACTGAGGATTATGCTAAAACAGTGCTAGAAAGTATGAAGAAATGGGGTATTAAGTGAAAATACTAAAAGTAGTAATAATTCCAAAACATAAAGAAACTCAAATAGCTAAGATAGTTTGTGATATATGTGGAGAAGAAAGAGAACAATATGAGGACTGGAGAAATGACCCTCATAAAGACGACCATAATTCTTCTTACTTCGATACAGAAACAAAACTAGAATATACATTTGGAGATAATTATCCAGATGGGGGATCTGGTAAAAAATATGAATTAGACATTTGTCCTAAATGTTTTATGGAAAAGATAGTAGCATTAACAAACGTAAAGCCTGAAGATTATGATTATTAGGAGATAATATGTATAAATTTAAATCATTGTCACAACATACAATAACTGGCCGTGGATTGGTATTTTGTGTAAAGAATCCTAAAAAATGTGATGATTTCAAACACTTAAGAGATCAAGAAGTAAGTATAGATGGGAAAATATATATCGTAAAGGGTGTAGAATTCTTCGCTCATTGTGCTCCTTGGAAAAGAGGAGAGAATATAGGATTATTGGTGAATCTTGTATTATAATATCAAGGGGTATTAGATGGATGAAGTGAGAATAAACAAAACAACAGTAGCATTAGACAAAAACGTATTTATTAAGTCTATATTTGTTAAGAAATATCCAGATAGAAACACCTATGAGACGATTAGACAATTTGTTGTATTCTGGTCTCAGAAGTTTAAAACATATCCGACTGGTAAAGATATAATTAATTGCCTATCGGATATAAAATTATAGGAGATTGTGATGGGATTATTTTATTAATAATGGTCATTTTCTTTTTCCTCTTTGGAGGGTTAATTACTGGATGTAATCCTATTCAATTCTTCAAAGGAGGAATGACTGACAAAGAGTTTAGCGATTTAATGGATAAGTTATTCTCTGCAGAAGATTTTGAAGCTGGAAGTCATAATGCCACAGGTTCTGGAATAAAAGTTTGGGTCTCAAATAGACCATATGGATTTGATATTAATGGAATTAAGAATTTCTCATTATTACAAAGACTTAGATTTTATAAAAGATTAGATAAAGAGTTATTAGATAGGTTAATGAAATAAACCGCTCAACAGCTTTGATCAACCCGTACCCTGGAGCAAGTCATGAAAGGATTTATTCTATTATGTACATTATTTGTACTAGTCTCGTGTGATTCTAAGAATCCCTGGATAAAAGCTCATTTAAAAGCTAAAGCAAAAGGTAAAACATGTTATAGGATACTACTCCCTAAAGAAATCTCTGGACATTATTGCTTGGTGGATATGGTGGAGGTGAATAATGAAGTATCCAATTAAGAAAGTAAACCAACAACTGGCTGAACAAAGATTAACAGAGACTCAAAATGGTGATGAACTAAAACGAGAAGTTGTCCAGATATATACTGAACCAGCTAAGCCGATTAAGAAGAAAGACCATATGAAAGAGATGAGAAATGGTGTAATCTATTTTGGCATTAGTTTAGCGCTAATGGCAGTGTTTGTCTTTACTGTCTTGAGACCTTTTGAGCAGGATATGGTAAGTAAGGCTCATAAAGAATATTCTGAGCTTCTAAAACAGTCTAAAGCATTAGCTAAAGATTACAATAAGGCTATGGAATTATTAAGGAAATCCTATAGGAGAGGTCAATGATTATTAAAATATTAGCTATTCTAACAATTCTCCTATTTACCGGATGTGCAACTAATCATTATTATATAATGCCAGAAGAAGAATTGAGTATTTGGGATTTAGAAGAATTAGCTTGTGATCCAACTGAGGATGATTGTGAATATTAATAAAATGTTAGGAGAGGGTAAACCTAATATATGTGATATTTGTCAATCTAAACGTAAACCAGAAGAAAATGAAGCTAAAATACACCATGGGGCTTGGAAATTAGAGTGTATAGATAGAAAATCTTGTGAAAGGCGTAAGAGAAAGAACAAGCCTAAATAGGACTATTATGCGCGAAACCATAGGTTAACAAGCCTATTAGGGACGGTTATGAAACTAAACAGAACATTACAAGGATACATGTTAATCACAGCATCCACCTTATTATTCATTAATAATATAGATTCACTTATAGGTGCGTCTGCTAGCTTATTGTTTATATTAGCTAATGCATTAGGATTGATACTTCATTGGAGAAAAAATAAAGTAGATGATATTCCTTATATCAGATTGAAACCAGAAGTAGCCAAAGCCTATTATAAAAGTAAAAAGAAGAAGATAATATTGTGAAACTCTTAATTTGTATAATCCTATTAAGCTTATCAGGTTGTATCTCATTTCCTAAGTGTAAGATAGATATAAACGGTAAGCAGATTTGTGATAGATGGTATTTTGAAAAGGAAGTTTATTCTTGGTAGGAGATAAAAATGAAAGATAACAGAAAGTTAGACATGTTAATAGCTGAAAAGGTAATGGGGTTTGAAAAGAGACTTATGCCATTTGATCATTTTGATCATGAAGTTTGGGGATTCTATAAAGATGACAAATTGGTTTATGCAATTGACGCATATGGTGGTCATCCTGTTTGTCATGTAAACGGAAAAGATAGAACTGATGGAACTACTAAATGGGTACCTTATTTTAGCAGAGATGTAGAAGACACAATTCCATTATTAGATCTTCTTAAAAAAGTTGGTCCAGTTATATCATATGAAAATAATATGTGGACAATTAGTTATAGGGTACTTGGTGGTAAGGATTCAGTTACTTGTGAGAATTTATCTCGTGCAATATGTTTAGCTGCACTAAGATCTCTAGGGAGTAAAATATGAAACTAATTGATTTTAAAGGAAAAACTGTAGATAAGATATTAGGAGACGGGAAAACATGCCTAACTATATATTTCACAGATGGATCTATATTGTCTGTAAACCCAGATGGTCGTCAAGGAGCAACTATGAAAACTTGGACAGAAGTTGAAAAGATAGAAAAGAAGGTTGTTAGAGAGATAGTAGAATGAGTGATGATGAAATAATTGAAGCAAAAACAGTTGAACAAAAAGATTATCATAATGTTTGGGATCACGTTGATTCATTTATAAAAGTATATAATCTAATGAAAAAGGACAAATGGAGTTGGCTTTGGAATAGTAAATGCAAATACATAGAGTTAAGAATAGATATGAGAGACGGTAGTTGTATAATATAGATCTGGAGGTACTATGTCTTATGATCAACTATTTGTTTTTAAAGAGCTTTGGAGACGGAAATTAAGTAAGTGGATATTTAATAAAAATATCAATAATAACATACTAGTAAGACTAATCTGTAAAATTCTAAGAGTAAATTTAAACACAAAACTAAATATATCTATGGACAGGGGATCAGAATCCGAGTCTAAAATTAATGGTATAAAATTTAACTATAGGAGATAATTATGAGAGAACATGATTTAAAAAGAGATTTAAAGAATTGTGAGAGTGGAGATATTATTAATCTTACGTTAAAGGGTGGCAAAAAGAAAACAGGTAAATTTGATTATATTAACATTTGGGGACAACTTACTTTTTTAATGAAATCTGGAGATTTCCGGAGTCATAGATATTCTGCTAATGAGATTGAAATTATTAATTCAATTGAGCATATGCGAGAAGGTAAATTAAAGGTTGATTGTATGTGTAGTCCTTTAGTATTCTTTGAAAATGTAGTTGAAGCTGGTGGAGTTGAAATTCCTATTAGAGATGTTCACACTATTTACGAAGCATTAGGCGAATGGCTAAGGACACGCAAATGAGCAATCTTAGAAAAGCCATGAATAAAAAAGGTAAAAAGAAACGTGTAATGGTATTGGGAACGGGTCTGGTAGGTGGGTTTGTTGCTAATAAATTATATGAAGAAGGGTTTGAAGTAGCTACCTGTGACATAAGAGAAAATCCTAAACTAGACAAAAACATATGCCAATACCAAGCTAACTTAGGAGATTTAGATTCAATTGAAAGTATTATATCAAGTGAGAAGCTAATAGTAAACGCTTTACCAGGAAGAATGGCTCATACAGTATTAGCTATATGTATGCAATTTGGAAAGAAGGTTGTAGACTTCTCATTTATGGAAGAAGATTTTCTAGAGTTAGATAAATTAGCTAAAGATAATAATGGTTTAGCTGTATGTGATTTTGGATTTGCTCCAGGCATATGCCATATGGTAACTAAACGATTCGAGAAAAAGGGTGATGATTATATTAAGATATTTGTAGGTGGATTACCTGAGAATGAAGATGATGAATATAAAGCAGTATTTAGCCCTAGAGATATCATTGAGGAATATACTCGTCCTGCTAGATATGTTAAGAATGGGCATATAGAGATAGAAACTCCATTTGAGCATGTCTATGAATGGTTTGGCCCAGGACACACTCATACATTAGCTTTTATAAGTGATGGATTAAGAAGCTTACTTAAAACAACTAAACTAAAGAATCTAGTTGAATATACTTTACGGTATGAAAAGCATTGGCAAAAGATGGATCATCTAAGACAAGATGGATTCTTCAAACCAGAACATATAGAAAATACAGCTAAAGTGTTGATAGATAAGTGGAAATTAGGTAAATATGATAAGGATATAAGCATACTACAAGTTAAGGGATATAAGGATGATAAATTAACTAATAAATTTAGTATGTATGATAAGCACGACGGAACAAATCATAGTATGGCTCGAGCAACAGGGTTACCAGTAGTAGCTATGGTTAAATTAATAGCAGCTGGACAATTCAATAAAACAGGAGTATTCGCACCTGAGCATATTGCAGAGAAAAGAAATTTGTATAATTATGTCATAGGGTATTTGAAAAAGAATGGAGTAGAGATAAAATGAAATGTCCCAAATGTAAATCAGATAATATATATGAAAATTCAACAACCATACCATCAACCTACTCATCAAAAGGTATGTTTAGGCATATAGTAGGGTTTGCTATTATGCAAGTATGTCTGGATTGTAGGTGGAGTAAATATAAAACTGTTAAATTTTAGGAGATAATATGCTAACAATACCAGGGTTTATGATTTTAGGTGGGGTATTTTTATGTACTATAGGGACAGTTATGTTCATTTCATCTTTAGCATCAGCAGTTGTCAATAGGGGAAGTGTAAACTTTATTCTAGTTTATATACCTATAGTCATTGGTGTTTATTTAATTTTAAAAGGGAGTGGAATGTGAAAAGTATAACAGATAGTTATTCATCTATAATGATTAAAGAGATTTCTAAACAAAAAGAGAAGATAATTTTAGACCAACTAAATGAACGCATCTCAAGAAATTTATTAGTAGTAGAGACTCAACCAGTATTAATCCACAATATTGACCCAGATACTCGTGAACCTAAAGTAGAACTAAAACAACAGGTTAGATTGGTTCTTAAGGATCAAGAATATATAGAAAAACTAGAAAATGAAAATAGGGAGCTAAAAGAAAACTTAGACAGAATAAGTGAATTGTTAGGCCCTTATTTAAAGGAGGAATAATGACATTCATAGAATTAACAGAGGTTAATGAGAATTCAACAGGGGATAATAAAGTTATATTTAATCTAGATCATATTATTATGATATTCCCTTGTGAAATGGAAGTATCAGGGAATGCTCTGCGTAGAAAAGAAAAAATAAAAATAACCAGAATAATAACAACTAGAATGAGAGCCTATGGGTATAAAGGGGGTGGAAGTGATAACATGTCTTATGCAGTCAAAGAGAGTATGGACGAAATACTCAGAAAGGTAAATAAATGAAAGATGAATCAGATAGATTGTTAGTTGAGACATTTCCTAATCTATATAAAGATAGGCACGGAGATAAGAGAAGAACTTGTATGTGTTGGGGTTTTGAATGTGGTGAAGGTTGGTTTGATCTTATCTGGGAATTATCAGCTAAACTAGAATCCCTTATTGTTAAAGAAGGACCTCAAGAATATCCAATGTGTGCAAGTCAGGTTAAAGAAAAGTTTGGTGGGCTTCGGTTTTATATGACTTGTGCAACACCTGAAATATATGATATAATTGGGGAATATGAACATAAATCATATAAAACATGTGAAACATGCGGTAAAAAAGGTAAAATTAGAGGTGGTGTATGGAATAGAACTTTATGTACTAAATGTGCTATTGAACAAAAATATCTACCTAAGAAGTTTATAAAGAGACAAATTCGATATGTTGTAATCATGTATAATACATTCAAATGGAAAGCTAAAAGGAAATATTATAGTTTAAAATATAAATTTGATAAACTAATCAGGAGGGAAAAATGAAATATTTTATGCATTACGTAGATGATTGTACTCCTAAGATCAAATATTTTAAAACTGAAAGAGAAATGAGGGATTTTACTTTAGATTTCCTTTTAAAACATCAATTAGAAATTGGAAATGGTGGTTATTGGATTGATATTATGGCAGAAGGAAAAACTACATTTGTAAGCACTGATTTGACGGAGGGGTTAAATGAGACTCATAATAGCTGGAAGCAGAGATATTAGTTGGGAAGAAGCTTATGCTAAGATAGTTGAGCTTAGAATAGAAGACCATGAAATATTATTTGCTACAGAAATAGTTTCAGGATGTTGTCCAACTGGAGCCGATCATGCTGGAGAAATATATGGAGAATTCTATAGTATTCCGGTAACTTTATTTAAACCAGATTGGGAAACCCATGGTAGAGCTGCCGGACCAATTAGAAATAAACAAATGGCAGAATACGGAGATGCTTTATTATTAATTTGGGATGGAGAATCAAGAGGTTCTAGAAATATGAAATATAATATGAAAGAATTAAATAAACCAGTTTATGAGGTGATAATGTGAAGTATTTGATATTGTTAGTGTTATTGTTAAGTTCATGCGCAACATTTGATAAAGGAGACAACGATTTTTGTTATACAGTAAATCCATTAGGAGCTAAGAAAGATTATTTTTGTTGTTGTAAAGAAATTCAAGCTATTCCTGAACCAGGAAGAGATAGAACAGACAGATGGAGGCATAAATGAGTGATTTAGAGAAATTAGGGAAATGGTGTAAAGAGAATGAGAATTTAGTATTTACTCTTGTTACCTTGTTTATTCTGATGATGATTCCTGTTGGATTATTCTTATTATGTGTTCCAGCAGTATTTCTTTGGACAGGATTCACTTGGTTAACTGCTTTTAAAGTATCATATATTGGAGGAACTATCCTTGTAGGAATAGTTGCAATTATGTTTTTTGTTTATTGGGTGGATAATCATTAAATGAAAAAATACAGACAATGTAAATTAAAACAAGGAGATAACACATTTACAACTTGCTGGGTAGAATTGAAGCTAGCTAAAGTGGGTAAGAGGGTTTGGATAGAAAATAAAAATAATCAGTGGACTATATTAGAGATTGGTGATAATCAGTGGACTATATTAGAGATTGGTGATAATATAATAGATAAGAAACATCTTGATTTGATTTCAAGGGTTCATGTAAAACATAGAGAGGTTACAGATATATGATTAGAGAGAAGCTAAACAAATATTTAGGGCACGATGATTTTAAAATATTAGATGTAAATATGAAAGATTCTTTTACTTTAGATATATTTCTTAAAGAAAACAAAGACTTACATCCTTATTATATAACTATGAGAAGTAAAAACGGATACTTACAATTCGCAACTAGACCAAGAGGAACTAATCATTTGGGGAAGTAGTATGAAGACAGTTTGGATATTAGAGTATGGGCAAAGCTATAATACTATTGATAGAGATTTGTATACTAATATAGAAGGTGTATATGAAAACAGAGAGAAAGCAATGATTGCTGTTAAGGATATGCAAGAAACAATGGATTGGAGGGGGTTAAAGGAGAGCTGGAAAAATACTACTTCAGAGAATATGTGGGAAAGTGATGAATTTTATATGTCTATTGAAGAATGGGAAGTAGTATGACTAAAATTGAAAAATTACAAGCAGTTTGTGATCTAATGACAACACTTACTCAACATACTAAACTATCAATACTTCCTAGTGGATTTGCCGCACATGAAGATACTCATGATGGGAACGAATTTTATGAGATAGAATGGCAAAATGGAAATTATTATGCTGCAATTTCATTAGACAAACCAAAAGATGTTGACAGATATGTTTGGTGGGTTCATATAATTGATACTCGTACGTCAGAATATAAATATATTAAGGATGCTCTTTGTAATATAGAATCATTAGACGAAGATAGTCTTTTATTAAAGGAGTTTATTGATTTCGTGAATAGGAGCTTTTCAAATGACTAAAGAACAAAAAATGGCCAAAGATAATATGATATTCCTTTTTAAAACAGGTAGCCATCTTTACGGAACTAATACTCCTAAATCAGATGAAGATTATGAGGGTATCTTTATTGAACCACCTGAATATATATTGGGAACAAAGAATATAAGAGAAGTTGATTTGTCTACAAATAAAACAAATATAAGAAATACTAAAAAAGATGTGGACTATAAGCTATATTCACTTAGAACCTTCTTTAAGTTAGCAGCTGACGCTAACCCTAATAAAATCGAATACTTCTTTGTCCCAGAGAAGAATAAGATGTTTGAAACATCTATATGGTTTGATATTGAATGTAATAAACATCTATTCATATCTAAGAAACTACTACATTCCTTCTCAGGTTATGCTATGAGTCAAAGAAAGAAGCTATCTGGAAAAAAGAAAAGATATGAGGAACTAGTTAAATTTCAAGTGGTTCTAGAAGCTGAAATACTAAATGGAGCTCAAATAATAGGAGATCTCGATATATATGAGATAAGAAAGAAGAAGAAATATAAAGATGAAATTGACCAAGTAGTTGAATTAACTCATGTAGTTATTAAGGGAAACTATGAATGGATCAAATATTATCAAGATCAAGGTGGAGCCGATTGTATTAGAATAGGTGGAAAAATATATAATTATGGAATGGACGTCCAAACTATACTAGAAAATGTAACTAATGAAGTAAATAAATATGGACATAGAACAACCCATTTAGAACAATATGGATATGACGTTAAATTTGCTTATCATTTATTCAGATTATTTGATGAGGCTAAAGAGTTGCTCCAAACCGGTGAATTAAAATTTCCATGTGAAAGAGCTGAGTTCTTCAAGAATATACGAGAAGGTAAATATACATTAGAGGAGTTGTTGGATTTGTCTAAGGATTTAGATGATGAGATTCAGGAAATAGCTAAATCTTCCAGTATTCCTCATAAACCTGACTTTAAGGCTATAGACAAACTACAACAAGAAATATATTTAAAGTATTGGAAGAAGTATAAATTAATTTAAAAGTATATTATCATTAATAGAAATTCAAAAGAGAGATCAAAATGAGATGCAAAAAATGCGGCCATTGTTGTAGGAATCTAGTTGTAGAATTAAGCAGAAAAGACCTATTGAGGATTCCATATTCATATGTAACTAAAGATGAAGAATTTGGCCTAGTTATGGCTCAAGACTCTAGAGGATATTGTAAAGCACTAGACAAGAAAAAGATGATATGTAAGCTCCATAAGATAAAACCTGATATATGTAGTGAATTTGAAGCTGGTGAGGGCCAGTGTTTATTCGGAGAAGACGAATAATATCAACCCTTTAACAATCTAAATAAAATTTGAATAAAAAGCTTGACCTTTTCGTCTAATTGTTGTAATATAGAGATAGAGGATAATTAGGAGGTAAAATGGATAAGCAAGAACCTAAAGTTGGAATGGGAGCAACAATACATATGTATTCAGATTCCCATGCATACACAATCGTTGGTGTTACCAAATCTGGTAAAACAATCACACTTCAAAAAGATAAAGCAACAATGGATCCTAATTTTAAGCCAGAAATTGAACCTGGTGGTTTTGTTGGACATTGTTCAAATCAAGACGAACAGACTTATTCATATGAACAAGATCCAGAAGGTTTTACTATCAAAGCTAGACTTAGAAAAGATGGTAGATATCACAGTAAACAAGGTAAAGTTGGTATTGGATATCGTAGAGAGTTTTACGACTATAATTTTTAGGAGGTTGAAATGAATAAATATGAAGTATGGGCTCATAGTGAGCCAGGAATGTGGACATTTTATGAGGGAGCGCTAGAAGTTACTGCTAAGAACGACGAAGATGCTGCCGAAATAGCTCAAATAAAATTAGCTAAGATGTATGATCGTCCAGCTAAATCGTGGATAGTTGATAAAGTTATTAGGAGGTTGAAATGATTAGATTTATTTTTAAAAAATTGTTTCTTGATAAAGATCTCCCAAAGAATTACAAAATATCAACAAACGAGTATTCTGATTATTACTTACTTAAGTTTAATTTAAGACTGGCTGATGAGGAGGAATAATGAAAAAAGTTCTAATAGTGGATGATGAAAAACATTTATTTACAATCTACAAGAAATTCCTAAAAGGTCATTACAGAGTAAATGTGACATCAAGCCCATTAAGAGCCTATAGGGCGTTTTTAATGGGGGATTATGATCTTTTAATTACAGATTATCACATGCCTGAAATGAATGGAGTTGAATTAATTCAAAGACTTAGAGAGAAAAAGAGCTTAAGAGTTTGATTATCAGTGGAACTCTTACTGAGACTGATGCTGTAAGTGATTTTGTTTTAACTAAACCTTCTAGCAAACAGGAATTATTAGAAACTGTGAAGGGGGTATTAGAGGGAAGTTTGTAATAATATAATGAAAGAAATATTTACTCATAATTACGAAAGGCAGCTTAAAATGAAGATATGCACAAAACATTTTGATAATATTGAATATACAGCTAGGTATTGGCTTATTAATGAAGCAGTAATGGGATTTAAAACATATAAGATAATAAGTGAAACCACTGAGACACCTACTGAGCCAGGAATTTATAAAAACACAATTAAAAGAGTTTATGAAAGAGATAATGCTGATCATGGAATGGATGTGGTTACTGATTTAGAAGAAGCTCAGATATTTTTATCGGGGAATATTAGATTTGATGGATGTTCTAATATGCAATTTAATGAACAAGAAAATTGCATGTTACATTTCTGTGGAAGAAAAATGGCTACGGATGTTAGGGTATTAATGGGAGAACTATATGATATTGCTATTGATTATATACCTAGTACAGATAAAGATTGTTTTAAATAGGAGAGATTATGGTAGACTGGTATGATTTTTATCTTAAAAGAATGAATGATAAATATAGAGAATACTTAGGAAAAAAGTATGAACCATTCTTAAACAAGATTGTAGATTTAGCTAATGAAATATATTCTGGAAATAAATTGAATGTAGCTGAATTCGGATGTGGAGCTGGAAATATTAGCAGATTATTACAGGCTAGGGTAGGAAGAGCTTATCATCATTTATTTGATAACAGTAATAAAATGTTAGAGTTAGCCAGTCAAAATGTGGTTTCTAGTATGTCTTATATCAAAAATCATGATATAATTCACCCATATAAAGGAACTTTAAAGTTTGATATTATTCATTCACATGGAGTCCTTGAGCATTTCTCAGATGGAACAATTAGAGATATAATTAGCCATCAGAAAGAGATATGTAATAATCTGATTCATTATGTTCCGTCCGCTAAATATAAAAAACCAACTGGTGGGGATGAGAGGTTAATGACTAAAGAACAATGGCAGGAGATATGTAATCCCGATGAAATCATTGAATTTAATGACGATCATGATTTGATATTAATTTGGAGGTAGTATGAATTATTCATTTATTTTAGGATGTGTGGTTGGCTTTGTATTATTCAATACTATATTTCTTATTTTAGGGAGGAGACATAGAAAAAAATTAATGAGAGAATTTAGAAGAGATCTTTTAGAGAAGATGCATGAAGTTCACCAGATTCCCACAAGAAAACGTGGATCCTACTTATTTAAAGAATATAGAAAAAGCCACCAACTATTTCTTATCATGGTTTAATAACCCAACCATTCCTTATAAATTTATGCTAATCAATATGCACCGAATAATTTCAAAGGGTTATAATGGATATACTAACTGTACAAAATCACCAGATAGCATTAAGAGTTTATTCAGAAATCACCCTAACGTAGACGAAATAGAACGGCCCAATTTAAAGAAAGAATGGTATATTATACAAACCAATGAACCTATATTAAAGCCGCGCATAAAAGGCATTTCTGAGCGAATGACACATAGTTTAATCAACAAGAATGACACATATCAATTAATACTTCCCGATCCAAAATATCTCGATAGTTACTTAAATAAATTATCGGAATATATGGATAAACTAATGAAATCTAAGGACTTACGACTACTAGCTAACTATATGTATTTATTCGTAATAACCCATCCATTTGAAAAGATTAATTTTAGCCTTTGTATGGCTCAAGTTAACTCTATATTATCCCAATGGAATTTTGTCCCAATATATCATGAATATCTTGACTTCCAATGTTTTGTCTATGATTCAGATAAAATAGAGGAAGAATTTCTGAAGAAAGTTCGTGACATTATCTCCTAGTTGTTATATAATAGAATTATAGGAGGTAGGGATGAGTAAAAATTATTATGATATAAATGAATGGCCACTTCCAAAACTAATACAGGAGTTTAAGAATAAATATGATAGGGGTATTTCAGGTTTAGATGGGATGTCCATGAGAAAAATTTTGATGGGAGATTTACATAAAGTATATACTAAAAAGAATAAATATACACTTATGACAACAGAGGAATTAGAAAAGGCTATTGTAGAAGGTAAGATAAAATATAAAAGGGGGTAAAAATGGATGAAACAAAATTAACAGAAAAATTATGTCAATACTATTATAGGTATGCAACAGAGAAAAGGGAAGCTTGGAGTGTTATTTATGAGATGAAATTCAAAGAGTTAAAGGATTATATTTTAAGCACAGATAAAGAGGAGAAGAAAAATGATTAAAAAATGTCAAGGTTTACTAGTTGCTGAATCAATTCTAAATATTCTTAATTCAATGTTTTCTAGTGATGATAAGGTGGATAATTGGGTTGAATGTTTTGATAATTGTCGTGAACAAGGGTATGTAATCAAAACCGGAAATACAAATATTGCATTCTGTGAGAATAGAAATTCGGATAATATTGTAGTATATAAATATAAGGAAGTAAAATTTCCAAGTAATTTGCCAGCAAACGATGAAAATTGGAGAGATAGAAAATTTTTCAGATATGATGAGATTTATCAGGCAGCTAGGTATATTAAGGAAGTAATTTTGAAAGCTTGTAAAGAACAGAAGGAAGAAGATGAAAAAGTTTTATAAGTTTTTTCAAGATCTTAGAGAATTATGGTGTTATTATTTTGATCATAAATGGAATAATAACATATGTTTAAGATGTGGATTGATTAGAAGAAGAATTAGGAGGTAATATGAAGCATTTAAAAGAATTTTTTCCAATAATACTTTTAATTATAATAATACCAACTATTTGTTTTATTGCATCTAGATTTGTAAATATTAATCCTGATTTTAAAGAGGGGGATTGTCTAGCATATAATTGGGATAAGGATGATTATGAGGAATGGGAGTGGGAAAAATTAGATTTTTCAATTAAATATAAAGTATTTAGGGTGGGTAAACGTAAATATATGTTAAGAGACGTTAGATATTTCAGCCATTATAAAACTGAGACGTTTGGGCATGCTCATTTGTTATTTAAAAAAATAGATTGTAATTAGGAGGTAATATGTTAGCAGATTTACAAAATATGGTTAATGAATTAAATACAACCAACTCATCAAACGAGAAGAAAGAGATATTAGCTAAATATCCACAGTGTAAAGAGTTGTTATTCTACGTTTATAATCCATTTTATCAGTTTCATGTTACGTCTAAGAATATTAAGAAGAGACAAGATTTGGTGGAAAATTGTCATCTTAATATCATTGAAGTTTTAGATAAATTAAAAGATAGAAAAGTAACAGGGCATAAGGCTATTGCGTTGGTTAATAGTTATATTGAAGAATATCCACAATATCAAGAGCTTATCTATAATATTATTGACAAAGATCTAAAGATTAGAATGGATGCTAAATCAATAAATAAAGTATTTCCAAAATGTATTCCTACATTTAACGTGGCCCTAGCTAATAAATACGAAGACAGGGCTGGCAAGATTGATTTTGAAAAAGAAGATTGGTATGCTTCAAGAAAACTCGATGGAGTTAGATGTATTATTGTTAAGAAAGTATGCATGATATGATATTGGACGGAGAAGTATGCTTAGTAGATAAAGATGGGAATGAAGACTTTCAGGGAATTATGAAGCAAATTAGAAAGAAAGATCATATTATTAAAAATCCAAAATATTATATATTTGATATATTAGATGTCGAAGAATTTGATAATAAAAGTAGTCATTTTGAACTAACCAAAAGGTATGGAGTCTTAAAGGGAGAATTGGGCCAAGAAATTGAAAATCTTCCTCATTTAGAAGTTCTAGAACAAACTAAAATAAATGATAAAGAGCAGCTAACAAGAAAATCTCAATTTGCCACAGATAATAAATGGGAGGGACTAATCATCAGAAAAGATGTTCCTTATGAAGGTAAAAGATCTAATAACTTATTGAAAGTAAAGAAGATGTTTGATTCTGAATATGTTGTTAAAAGCGTAGATGTCGGTCCAGTTAGAATGATAAATAAAGATACGGGATTAGAAGAAACTATTACAACTGTCACGAATGTTAATATTGAACACAAAGGGAATGTTGTTGGAGTTGGATCTGGATTCACTTTAGATGAAAGAAAACAATATTATAATGATCCTCAAGATATTATTGGTAAGACAATCACAGTACAATACTTCGAAGAAACAAAAAATCAAAAAGGTGAATATAGTTTGAGGTTCCCAATTGTAAAATGTATACATGGAGATAGGAGGGAAGTATGAGTTATGATGAATGGAATAAACACTGGGAATGGATGAAAGAAAGAGAAATTGTACATGAAGGAACTTCTGGGTGGATTCAATGGAAAGGTACTGATGTGTGTATGGACATTCATTGTGAATGTGGGACTCATAGCCATGTAGATGAAGAGTTTTTCTATTATTTTCAATGTGATAACTGTAAAAAAATATATTCTGTTTGTCCAAATATTCAGTTTATTGAGCTAGACAAAGAAAATGAAGAGTTTGTTAGAAGAGACAGGGAGGATATGATAAAAACAGATTTAAATTGGGATGATGAATAGGGGGTAATATGTATATATTTGAAGAAGATTTAATGGATATGATTAAGAATGGGAATTTTAAGAGGGCTTTTGATGGTGGAGATTATGATCAAGGCCAGTTAGAGGATATGGAAAAAACTATGGAAAAATTAGTAAAATTTAACTCTAGCTTACTAGCTTTTCTTAGTAAAAAGAATATAATAAATAGTGAAGAACTACTTGAAATATTAAAGGAAATTCAGTAGGAGGAAATATGAGAATTAATATACCAGACAGAATTGATTATATGATTGATGCTCAACAAATAGGAACAGATCAATATAAAATAGTATTCCAAATATTTGATATGAATGAGAAATTTAGGAATAAAGAAGAAAGTAGGTGTCTTAAATATGATGCTAAAAATAAAATCAGATGAATGCCTTCAAATTTTTAAGGATACAATATATTTAAGAGGGAGGAGAAAAGATTTAGATGACAACACAGTAACAGACGAAGCTTATACCCACTCTCATTCTGTTGAATATATTAAAGACATCAACGATGCCATCAAAGATTGGGCGGTAAATTGGGCGGGGTGGGGAAACTCTTATTTTGATAATGATGCTGAATATTTTGAAGCTGCAATGCCTCCAGCCTCCGGAACGGATATGTTGTTAGAATCAGCTAGATTAAATGAAGAAGTAGAACAGCTTAAAAAAGAAAATGAAGAACTTAAATCTCACATATCTAATATTATGCAAACTAATACAGAATTGTATGATAAACTTAAATATATAAAACAATATGGATTAGATAACCCAATGAAGGTGGATATATATGGAGAATAATTATTATTTAGGAGCTCAGATTATACAAGAAACTTTAGAGAATCGTGAACATCCTACTTTTGCCTGTGGGGGTTTTGTAAGAGATTATTTATTAAAAAGACCTTATAATGACATAGACTTAGCAACAACAGCCACCCCAGAAGAAATGATGGACATATTTGATTATGGTGGAATTAGTTGGATTCCCACAGGATTGAAACATGGGACATTAACAGCTATAGTCCAATTAGGAGATACTAAATATTTTTATGAAATTACAACACTCAGGAAGGATGTAGATTGTGATGGCAGGCATACTAAGGTTGAATATACCACATCATTTGAAGAGGATGCTAAAAGAAGAGATTTTACTATAAATGCTTTATATATGGATTTGAATACTAAGGAAGTATTTGATTATATTTATGGATTGGAAGACATTAAAAGTAAAACTCTTAGATTTGTTGGTAAAGGTGAAAATAGAATTCAAGAGGATTATTTAAGAGCTATTAGATTCTTTAGATTTCTTTCTCAAATAGGGGGATTGAGTGGAAATCCTATATGTGAAATGGATGCAGAATATTTTCTAGATGATGCACTTATATTCTGTAGTACTGAAAGAGTAAAAGAAGAATCTTTAAAATTATTATTAGGGCAGGATGTTAAAAAAATATTTGAAAATCATGTAAATGAGATATGCAAATTATTTCCATTTCTACATCCCATGAATCAGTGTACCCAAAACTGTAGACATCATAAATTTGATGTATATAATCATACACTTCCAGGATTAGAATATTTATCATCTAAAAAAGATCCAATATTATCATTAGCTTGGCTACTCCATGATTCAGGTAAGCCATTCTGTAAAACAACCGATGAGAATAATATAGATCACTTCTATGATCATCAGATAGTAGGAGCTGATCAAATAGCTGAAAAGTTCTGTTATAATATGAAATTACCTATTAAAGATACCAGACGTATAAAATGGATTATTAAAAATCATATGAGATTACACCTCTCTAAATCTAAGAAAGCATTAAGAAAATTTATAAATGAATGTAAAGAAGAGTCTCCTACTATGTTCCAAGATATGTGTGAAATCCTAATATGTGATTATTTAGGCATGAAAGAAGAATGGTGGGATGAGGGGATGGATCTTATCAAAAAAGCAGTTGATGTATATTTAGAAATGCAAATCCCGCCAATTAAGAGTCCACTTGATGGAAGAGAAATAATGATTCTATTAGATTTAACTGGTGGCCCTATAATTGGTGAAGTCAAAAAATATCTAAAAGACAAAGTAATAGCTGGTGAATTAGGTCAAGAAGACAAAGTATTAGCTGTCACTTTAGCATCAGAATTCTACTATCATTCATATAAATAGACAAAATACTTTAAAAAATTTTCATATTGTCTTATAATATCAATTAGTGTTACACTTTCACGTTAAAAAAAGTTTGTTCGCCTAAATGGTTGTTCTAACCGAGTAATCGAGTAAATAATAAAAATATGCAAGGATATTAGTTTAGTTTTAATAATTTAACCTAAAAGGGATTTAAAATGAGTGAAAATATTGAAAAACTCGCAAACAATGAATCTTTTATGGGCACAGGTACTAATCAGGAAGTTGAAAGTCTTAATAAGGCTTTAAATCCTGGGGGTCCTCAATATACAGGTACACCAGATAGCTTAACAGGCGGTGGTGTGTTTATGACTGAGTCTCTAGAACCTACCCTAAAAATTGTTTCCGAGATAGACAAACACGTGATTCTTTTTAATATGCTTTCCAAATCTCGTGCTTATAACTTGGTCGAAGAGTATTCTCTTCAATCAAAAATGGGCGGAGCTGGAACAGCGTGGATCGAAGAGTCAGATGAAGAACCAAGAGAAGAAGATGCACAGTACAACAGACGTTTCGAGATCGTCAAGTACTTAGGTGTAAAGAAAAGAATCCATCATGTTATGACACAAGTTAGTAGTGGACATGGCGATGTAATTGCTAAAGAAACTAAGAATGGCGTATCATACCTTTTGAGAGAAATTGAACGTGCCTGTTTTTCAGGTTCTGGTTTTTTCTCTGTTGATGGTGAGTTCGATGGAAGTGCTGCTTTTGATAATGAATTCTATGCATTTAGAGGAATTGATAATCAGTTAAGACGTGGTTTTAATGAAGAGCAGTTTAAACAGAAAGATTTCGCTGGTTTTGGTGATGAACTTTCTCATGTTGTTTCTATGGACGATCAGATTTTGAGCCCTGAAGCTATTGAAGAAAGCTGCAGAGTTGCTCTTGAGGACTTCGGTGCTCCAGACAGACTTTTACTTTCTCCTAAAGCTCACAGTGATTTCTCAAGATCTTATTATCCTAAAGAACGTTTCAATGATGGTAAAGGTAATATCCGTCCTGGTACAGTAGTTCCTGGAATGTATACTTGTCTTGGCATGATTGACTTAATGAGTTCAAGGTTCCTAACCCCTAAATCAAAATCTCGTGGCGTAGCTGACAATAGCTCAACTCCTAATGCTCCTGCAAGTGCAGTTGAAGTTGATACAAATGCAGCTAACACAGATCTTGAAGCTGGTGATTACATTTACAGAGTTGCTTCTGTAAATAAGAATGGTGAGAGTGCTCCTGTTGATTCAGCTGCTATTACAGTAGCTGCTGGTGATAGAGTTCAGATCAACATTGCGGATCCTGCTTCTGGTGTTACTCCTGATGCTTATGCAGTTTATCGTTCTGAAAAAGATGGTGCTGCTTCTACAGCCAAATTTATCGGTTATGTACTTCGTGCTGCCGCTACTACTCCTTTCATTGACTTAAACAACATGAAACCAGGTAGTTCACAGGCTTACTTACTACAAGCTGATGCTGACAGTATGACACTTCGTCAGTTAACTCCTATGTTAAAGATTGATTTCGCAACGATTGGTCTTTATAAACACTGGGTACAAGTATTTTATGGTACACCTATTGTTTTTAAACCTAATTATAGCGTTATCATCGATAACATTAATGAGGCTGCTTCTAACATTTAATTGTTGGAATTATTCGGAAATTTATAAAGGGACACATTCTTGTGTCCCTTTTTTATTGGGATATGATTTTGTGTCCCTTCTTGTATAATGTAATCATGAAAAAACAATACCATAAAATATGTCCAATATGTGGCAAAGAAGTTTTATTAACTCATTGGCCAGCTCATTGGAAATCTAATCATAAAGGCATGGATAAAATAAAGTATAGAGATATTTTACTAAAAATAACTCCAAAAATATGTTCTCACCCAGATTGTGAGAATAAAACTAAATATCAGGGAGATAAACATAATTACCAAGATTATTGTTGTATTAAATGTCGGAATAAAGATCCAAAAATGAGAAAAAGTCAAAGTAAAAAAATAAAACAAATTCAACAATTTAGATCCAAAGAAGAAAAATTAGAAATTGAAAACAAGAGAAAAGAAACTAATTTAAAAAAATATGGGGTAGAAAATGCTTCTGAAAATCTTGAAATTAAACAAATAATGAGTAAAAATATTATCAAAGGATTTCAAAATATGGACAAAGAGGATTTTGAGTCTTTTCATAGGAGCCAAGGAATATCCTTATCAAAAACAAGACAAAATGAAACCCAAGAACAAAAACAAAAGAGGGTGGATAATTTTGAAAGGAATTTTGTTGAAAAATACGGAGTTACGAATCCTCTTTATATTAATTCTATAAAAGAAAAAGTAATACGGAATATGATTAAAACTAATCAAAAAAATGGGAAATATAATTGTATAGAAGGAGTTTCTACCACAAAAATAATGGAAAAATATGAGATTAGTAGGACTACAATATGTAATTTTATAAATCAAAATCCTAATGCTTCTTTAACTGAGGTTTTTGAATTTTGTGAAAAATTTACTGATAGTTTTACTAATATAGAATATATTATTCATAAATCTCTAAATATAAAAAAATATAATAAAAAGCCAAAAAACATAGAAGAAAATAAAAGACCAGATTTTAAACTTAATGATAACATATACTTAAATGTGGATGGGTTATATTGGCATAGTGAATTAAAAAATAAAGATAGGATGTATCATTTTAAACTTAGGAAAATATTTGAAAAAAATAATCTGAGAATTTTTCAATTTAGAGGTGATGAGGTTAGAAAAAAAATTAATATAGTTAAATCTATGATTAACAATTTGCTTAATAAATCTAGGTGTTTATATGCTAGAAAAGCTAAATTAAGAGTAATCAGCCAAAAAGATGCTAATATGTTTTTAGAAAATAATCATTTAATGGGGAAATATAATGCTAAACATGTGGGATTATTCTATAATGGTGAATTAGTATTTATAGTTAGCTATAAGATAATTAAGGACAATTTAAAAATAGAAAGACTATGCAGTAAAATTAATATGAACATAGTTGGGGGTTTTGGTAAGTGTTTGAAATGGTTAGAAAATAATCTCCAGTTTAATGAAATTCATTATTGGGTTGATCTTAGGTATGGAACTGGAGATTATTTATTCAATTATAATTTTAAATTATCCCATGAGACTTTAGGGTGGAAATGGACGGATGGGAAAAATACTTTTAATAGATTAAGATGTAGAGCTAATATGGATTCTAGAAATTTATCTGAAAGAGAATATGCTAATGAATTTGGATGGTTTAAAATATATGATGCAGGACAAAGATTATATGTGAGGGCTAAAAAATGAAAAAAATAGTAAAAATATTAAATACTTTTTTCGAAGATGATGAGTTTGCTTATTTTAACCCTAAAGAAAGTGATGATATCTATGATATGATTCATTTTCCTTTTGGTTTCATAACTAAAATAGATGATCAAAAAGAAGAATTCTTATCAATTAATTTTACTATAGATGCACCTGAGGAATTTATATTTGATATACCTAAAGCACTCCATGAGTTTGACATTAAATTTTTTACAGATGTGGTTTATTGTAATGAGACGGGTACATATTGGGATGAAGAGGCATATAAAAAATTTAATGAAGATAGATTGTTTGAGCAATACGAAGATAGTTCTGAAACCCATTAATTCCTTATATTAATTCTTTATAATTAAATAATAAATCTAAACCATTTTAGGGATTCCTACGGAATCACCTACCTATCGAAAGGAGATACGGGATGGCATTAACAAATAGAAGTAAAAAGGTATTGGCAGACGCTTTAAGAGATATGAAAGGCGTTAATGATGAATTAGACGCAGCTTTAGAAGATATTGCTGCAGTTAAATCTAGTTTTGACGGGACAGTTAATTTAGAAGGGGGTGGAACTTTCACATTAACAGTTGAAGCAGATGTTGCTGGTGTAGCTGGAGACAAACAAATTGTTGGTGATGGCGTAAGTGATTGTGATACACTAATTGGAGCTGGATACACAGTTTCTGCTGGCGGTGCAAGCATTTTAAAAGACCTAGATGTGGTTGAAATTTCTGGTGGAGTAGATGCTGCATCAAGTAATGGAACTTTATCAGACATCGCTAAATTTGAGCTTAGAAATGGAATGTGTGATGATGAGGCTTATGAAGAGCTAGTTGCTGCTATTGAAAATGGATCAGGCTCAAGTGCTTTAAGTTCCAATACTAAGAAAATCATGAGATGGATGTTTTGTGACAACAGAGCATATCTAGATTTTCTAGCTAATATGTAATTATTCATGGACTTATAAAAGAGGGAGTTTGTCTCCCTCTTTTAAGTTCTTGGAAAAACATATTATAATTTATGAAAATATATAAATATATAAGATAAATAAAAGGAGAATAAGATGAAAATTAAGTATATAGCTTATCTTGAGCTATTGAAAAAGTACCCTCAGAAATTTAATCTAGCCCAAAAAATTGTCCCAGGAAATGATGTTGTAGTATCTGATGAATTGAAGGATTTAGTAGATGAAAAAGATATTGTAGATACTAAACAACCCGTTGATATTAAACCAGAAACTTGTGATGGGTGTAAAAAGATTAAAGTAAGATGTGTATGTGAACAGAGAGCTTTATCTGCAGCTAGAAAAGAAGCTATGGTAAAAGCTGTTGATCCAGATCCATTAAAAGAAGACAAGAAAAAAGTAGATGAGAGATTAATAGTAGATGGACAAACAGACAAGATTAATGCCCTTATTGAAAAGAAGAATGAACTTAAGAAATCTGGGAAACCCAAGATAGAGCAAAAAGCTGAATTAAAGGCTTTTAAAGAAGAGATTAAAAAATCAGAAGAGATTAAACCTGTTGAATTTAAAGAAGAATCTAAGTTAAATGAAGAATCTAAAGAAGTAATCAAAGATTTAGCAGAGAAGAAAGAGCTAGAAGAAAAAGTAGAATCTGCGCCAGTAAAACCTAAGGCAAAACCCAAAGCAAAAAAGAAAAGTAAGAAGAAAGGTAAATTAAGAAAGGATCCAGTTAGTGGTGAGTTCTTTCGTGAGAATGGGGAAAAATAATGAGTGATATCAAAGATGTAACCGAAAAACCAAAATACTTTATAACTGATCAATTTGCCTTGACTGCTTATCTTGAATTAAATGGGTTAAAATTTGCCAAAGCTGAACTCTCTCGTGGAAAGAATGGTAGAGTGAAAGTTGATTTCTATTTCTTAGATCCTGAAGAAAGAGGTAAAGATTTAGAAATTGAATTTAGATTTTCAGAATGTAAGCGCTACCGAGATTTATTGTTCTACTACAAAAGGGTTATAAATGATGAACTCGGCAAGGCCTAAATTATATGAATAATTTTTATATTTATAGACATATTAGATTAGACAAAAATACTCCCTTCTATGTTGGTAAGGGGAAAAATAATAGAGCTTTTAAGAAATATTCTAGAAATAACAGATGGCATAATATTGTAAATTCAGTAGGTTATAAGGTTGAAATTATTGAGGATAATTTAACTGAAGAAGGAGCTTTTGAAAAAGAAATAGAATTTATAAAATATTATAAAGATTTAGGATATTGTGAAGCTAATTTTAGTGAAGGTGGGGGTGGTGTAAGTGGAAGAATTCCTTGGAATAAAGGATTAACTAAACAAACAAGTAATAAAATGTTAGAAATATCTAATAAAATATCCAATAAGATGAAAGGGGTTTCACGCCCAGCTATATCTATTAAACTAAAAGGAAGAGAATTGTCAGATCAACACGTAGAAAATATACGTAAATGCAGATCAGGAACTAAGCGGAAAAATAAAACTAAATTAAAAATGTCTATTAGTAAAGGATCTAAATTATTTTTAGTATATAAAAAAGATACCAATGAGTTTATGAGGGAATGGATAAATAAAGCAGAGTGTGCTAGGGTATTAAAACTCCCAGCTAGCAGAATAAGTAGGTGCTTAAATTATCCTGATAAGTATAAATCTATTAAAAATTATATTTTTAAATATAAGGAGTAACAAAATATGTATTCTCTAGAAGTTAAGTCCGCTCGTTTAGGCCCAGCGATTAAGCCAGACGCCCAAGGTGTTTATAATTTAAAGAAAAATACAGCGTATAGGATAACGATATTTACAGCTGATACTTATTTAAGATTAAGTAATGATAGGAGCACATTAGGAGCTCTCGCTGGATGGGCTGTTAGTAAAGATGTAGATATTTATATGTCGGTGGGGGTTCATTTTATTGATGTAGGCCCGCGTGGGTTTGGACAAATAAAAATTCCAGCCAATGCCAATGTTGTTGAAATAGAAAGAATTTAAATGAGTAAAGGTTCAGGATCTGCCTCAAGAAGAGGGGATATTGAAGATAGAAATGGTACCAGAATAATCTGGGGATCATGTGGAAATCCTATTCAAATACGTTATTTTAGGCCAAACGCTAAAATTGGGGATCCATGTGATGCTGTAGATTTATTCTATGATGACTGTTATAATCTTACTAATGCCCTAAAGGTTGCTAAGGCAGAGTATGTTAATAATTTAGACATAAGAGTTCCTGATAAACCAGTGATAACCAATTCGACTCCAGCCTCACCTAATGCCTCTACTTCTCCAAATATAGAAGGAACTATAGGCGGAGATATAGTGAAAGATGGTGATTTTGTTGAGATTTATGATGCTAATACAGATAATCTCTTAGGAAAAGGAGATGTTGCTAGTGGGGCATTTTCTGTTACGGTAGATTTGAGCACATACGGGGCTGGAGATATAACAGTTTACGCTAAAGCCTTTAATGAGAAATTTCGTTTTCATGGAGGATCCGAAAGATCCTTGCATTTTATTTATACTCTTCTTTAACCTTTTTGTGATACTTTTCAATCAATTCTCGGGCCTTATTAGATTGTTCTTCAATAATTGATAGGGCCTCTTTTATTTCCTTATTCTTAGACATTTCTTCTACTAATTCCAAGTATCCAGTTATTACTGAAATAGGATTTTTAAGATCATGTAGAAATTCTCTGATTTCTTTGATTTGAGATTCACTCATAATTACCCCCTTTATATTTTACCTATTATTGGGATTTAATCTTTCTTTAATTGCATTTTTAGTAATTGCCCATTTTTGGCCATTCCAATTAACTTCAAAAGGAGCTGCCCGTTCTTCTACTTCAATTCCAAACATTTCATTTTTTACTATAAACCCAACACCCATTATTTGACCATTTTTAGATTTGTATATTTTTGATATCTGACCATTTCCCCATTTTCCTAAATCTATTATTTGATTAATTTTGAATGTCATTTCGACCTCCTTTGTATCTCCTATACCTTGTATTACTACAAATCTGAGAAAATGGCACGGATTATTTTTAAGTAAAGTTATATTATAATAGATATATAGTATATTGCTGATTGATACCTAGGCCAAAAGAGCCTTTAGTTGTGTTGCTTTAAATGACTGTGAATGTGAAGATGGGATAAAGAGTAATAAGTTATTATGCTAATAATTTCATAAGTTTATACTCTCTATACCTCCCTTTATATTCCCAATGATAACAAGAAGTTATGACAATACAAGAATTTATTAGAAAGCTTATAATATTTGATGTATTTTGGGGAAGAAGATCCAAAATGTATCATGGTATTAAAGATGGGGGAGCAAAAGCAGCAGAAATCGGCGATGCTAATATAGCAAGAGAACATAATGGTGCCACAATTTTTAATGTAAATCAGCTAGACAATGAGTGTTTAGGTGGTCACTATCATGATCCCTCTATCCTTCCAGATCCTACAGAGGTTTGTGTGGGCTTTGAGATTACAGATTGGGTTAACAATGAAATTAAAGTGTTAGCCACCGGAGTCCCGGGGAGAGGAGAAATTGGACCCCATAATCAGACAAATACCTGTATGATGATACAAATATATAAAAAGATTGGGGTTCCTAGCGTTGATTCTTTTAAAAGGGTGTACGTTCAAGTTATAATAGATAGTAGCAATAGAGACGTAATATTGCGAAAAGCTCCTTTAGCACCTGCTTTTTCAGGAAAGGTGATTCTGGACTCAAAATAATAGGAATATATGAAAAGTAAAGATACGGAAATTAAGAATAACTTAAAAGAAAAAAGAGAATTGATCGAGAGGATTGAAAAATTAGAAATAGGATTTTTATTATTGATAAATCAATTAAGAGATATTAAAGAGATACCTGATAGTTTATTAGATATCGTAGAAAAAATTCTTTTACGTGAAGGAGAAAAGTAAATGGCTAAGTTAAATTATGAACATATCTTCGCAGCTGCAGGTTTTAGTGGTGAAACTTTTGACATAGCAGCGGGCGTAGCAAATGTTGATGTAATCGATGTTTTGTTAAGTGTGGGTGATGGTGCGTTAGAACCCGATGCACCCCATATGTTAGAATCTACTGGTGCTTTAGGTGGTGCTAGAGCATTAGATATTTCAGGATTAGAAGCAGAAAATGCTGCTCAGGGTGGTGCTGCTCTAAACGGTAGATTTTTCTATCTATCTGTTAGAAATAGTGACATTGTTGCAAGCAATATTACTGTAAGTGCTACTGGGACAATAAATGGGGCTGCTACTCTTGTAATAGCTACAGAAGGTGATTATTTATTTCATCACAGTTCAAGTGGTAATTGGAGAGTTAATATTCTTCCAACTCCAGCTGAAGGATTGGCAACTATTGCTAGAGTTCCTTTTGTTGTAGCTGATTGGGCCGCTGGAACTAAGAATGAAATAACAATTCTTCAAACTGGTGTTCCTGGTGCTGGGGAAGTTGGTCCTCACGGATTAACACCTGCTGGAACTTATGTTGTTCAAATTATCAACACTGATAATACTCCAGATGAGATGGTTGATGCTGAAATTCAATTTGCTGCTAATGGTGACATTACTCTATTAAAAGCTGGACTAGGGGCCGCTTTTAATGGTGTTGCTATAATTGTAGGTAGCTTGGATTAATTTTAAAATCAATAGACTAGCTCATTATTGGGCTAGTCTATTATCATTTTGGAGAAAAAAATGAGCATAAGAGATAAAGTTAAAGAGGTAAAAAAAGACGTAGAAGATCTTATGAAAGAAGAGAGATCTATACGTTCTAGTATTGAGGAGCTTAAAAATCTTTTAGAACAAAAGAAAAAGAAAAAAGCTGCAGTTGATGCTTTAAAACTAGAAGAAGAGAAGTTGTTGAAAGAATTAGAAGAGTAATGAATGGCAAAAGGCGAGAAAACTTTTTATCAAACCATATTTGCAGTTGGTGGATTAGCAGCAGAGCATCATGAACTTTTAGAAGCAGACTATACTTCTGCTTCAGAAGGCCCCTATGTTCCAGGTAGTGATCTCGGTGTTTATAAAAGAATAGATACTGCTAGAACTATACAGTTACTTAAAAATGCACCTCTAATAGTAGAATCTTCTCACACAAATGATAACACGTATTTACGTCTTCCTTGTGGATTATTGATAACAGATGATGCTCTACAGGGAAGACTCTTCTTTGTTAAAAATTCTAGCTCTACTTATGATTTAAACATACAATTATATGATGGTACAAGCTTTTATACAGTTAGACCAGGGCATAGAGTTATAATTTTTCATAAAGAAAACAACCAATGGGAAGGAGCTTTTAATGCTTCAGATATTGATTTTGATGATAGTAATATAGATATAATTGCAGCAAATGTTCAAGAAGCAATTGAGGCATTATTTGATAAAGTTGGAATTTCAGCTTCACCAGGATTTAGCTTTGGTAAATCTGGTAATATATCTTCTGGAACATGGCTTCTAAGGCCTGGACAAGTTCCTAGTAATAAAGCAGGGGTTAATGTAGGATTATATAATGCAGAACTTATCCAAGTATCTACTGGATCAGAAGATCTAGATACATACACTTTAGAAGTTTATCAACATGGTGGAGATAGTATAAATTTAACTTTGATATCTACAATCAATGTAACTAATAGTAGAAAAGAAGTAGTAAATATTACAGCAGGAACTACTCTAACAAGAAATATGCACATAGCAATTAAATTATCTGCTGGAAGTGCTAAAAATATAGGAGTTGATTTACAGATAATAGGGAGTTCAACACCACAATGAAGATATTAAAGAATACAACTACTTCAGTTATTGAATTAGGTGAAGCAGGAATGGAAGTTCCAGCACAAGGCCAAAGAGTTCTTAATGAAATGGAATATGATATGGTAGCTTTTGCCGACTCTATTACTGAAATTACTCCATATATCAATAGTGGAGATTTAATAGTTAATAATGGAACTATGGATCTTAATGCTGAAGAAGGATTAAGATATTTATCATTATCTATTAAGCCTTCTATTGAATTAAATGGTGTATCCGTTTCTAGATATATTAAAACAATAAATTGCATTGGAAATATTGACGTAGAAGATGACGGGAATGGCGTGGTTACACTGAAATCTGGTGGTGGTATATCATCGCTAGGAGGCATACATCAATTAGTTGCTTTAAATAAGGGTACTAAACAAAATAAATGGACATGTATATACGGAACTAAAGGTGCATCAAACGAGATTCATCCTCCTATGCCTTGGAAATCTCAGTTAGTTGGATTAGTCTTTTATAATAAAGAAAGAGGAGCTGACGTAGATATTGAAATATACGTGGCTCCTGAAGGCGGCGGCTCTACTCCTGTGACACAAGTATTCAAATGGGAATTAGATAACGCTAGAGTAGCTCGTAAAACAAACTTTTCAACGCCAATCATATTTGATGCAGGAGATAAGGTTGGAGTTTACTTCAAAGATGCAGGAAAGAATCCTAAAGACTCAAGGTGTATTTTATATTTTAAAATAATAGAGGAAACAGAAGAAGAATCTAAAGAAAATTATAGCGGTAATTTTAGTAGAGGATCATAATAATGAAATATGAAGAAGCTAAAACATTATATTTAAAAGAATTCTCCATAGAAAGAGAAGACGAAACCCTCGAATTACCTCATGATTTACCTTATGGGTCAGGCAATTTTGAAGATATAATATTGGTAGACGTGCCTGTTGAATTAATAGATAATTATCCTACTTACTCAAAATTAACAGATGAGTATATTGATAATAAAATAATAGATAATGTTTGGCTAACCTATGGAAGAAATTATAAAGATGGATCGTTTATTCCATTTTGGAACTTTCAATTTCAAGTAAAAGATGGTAATCATAGAATAGAGGCCGCTAAACAATTAGGAGTAAAGACAGTAAAAGCTTATATGCCTATATCACATTGGAGAAGTTATGAGAATAATAAAGATAAAAAATAACACAGCTAGTACTAGGACTTACGCTGGGCAAGATATATTAGCTGGAGAATATCATCAAATTCAAGATGAATCCGAATTAGCCAGTTTTCTTACAACTACACTACTTTCTGATATAAATACTGATATAAATGATCCCGCTTTAATTATCGTGAATGACGGAGCTGCTGACTTAGATTACGCAAATGGTCAAAACTGGCTACTAGATCTACAAACTAAAACAGTAACTATTGAAGATCAACCAGAACCCCATCCATTCGCTAAACCTGATTATAGAACCAAACTAGACGCTACTAGTGATCTAGTTACGGTCGCCAGCAATAGCAGTGAAGCTATAGATTTCCTAATTACTGAAGAAAGATACGTTTCTGGTGGAAAATTAATCATAGAAAATGCTGAAATGGGAGATTACGTAATAGCGGAAGTTTATGATAAAGATTCAGTAATTCCAGAGGCTTATAGATCTGCTATGTGTGAGGATTGGCCCTCTGTAGCTAAGTATGTTATCAAAATGTGGGTAGATCCTAGTTGTCCTAATTATATAGATACTAGACCGCTTAACGCTAAAATTACAGCAGGACTTTATCTAAGAATTACTTATTATGCGACAAGCGTAGGATCTGATCGTAAAGTTGGTATTAACTATAATTTAACACAGAAGTTGTAAGATATGAAGCCCGGAGATATACTTGCGTATAAAATTAATAAAGAAACAACAAATATATTTTCAAGATTAATTTCTTGGATTTCTAGAGTCACAGTGGGAAATTGGTTAGTTGATGGTGAAGATTCATTTAATCATGTAGCTATTTTATCAGATGTTCCTGGAATGCAATATGAACTTACCTGGCCCAATGGTGGATTAAATCCTATCAAATGGGATAAATATGATGTTTATTCTGTAGTATATCAAGGACTTACAGATGAACAAAGAAAAAAGATTCTAGAATATTGTAAAAATAATTCTAAAAAAGAATATGATTGGTTAGCTATAATTACTTTTGGACTGTTAAGTATTGGTGGAAAAAGCATATGTTCAAGATTTGTAGCTAATGCATATTTATTTGCAGGTATTGATTTAAGAAAGCCTAAAGAATCCTTGATTTCCCCTAATGAAACTGCCTATCACGAGAAGATGATTCTCGATCGTATCTATAAACCTATCTAATTATAACCTCTCTTAATTATATAATCATATCTATTATAATTAATAAGGATATCACACACTACCCTAGTGGTTAAATAAGGAGTTTCAAAATATGTTCTTATTTCATAAAAATCATAAAAATTTCAAATAATTAGGAGAATACGACGATGAGTGATAAACTGGATCGCATTGAGCAAAAACTGGATAAAGTAATAGACACCCAATCAGACATGAGAGTAGATGTTGCCGAGATACGAAAGGACATAAATATTAATACAAAAGATTTGCAAGAGAACAAAGAAGACATTGCAGAACATATCTCAAGAACCGAAGCACTGGAGGTTAGAGTTGATATTTTAGAAGAGCCAAAGATTGTCAAAAAATATTTATTAAAATGGGTTATAGCTATGGGAACAGTAGCTGGTGCAACTTATGGGGTTATTAGATTAATTGATTATTTTAGTAAGGTGCAATAATGAAATTTAAAACCGATCGTGAAAAACAAGAGTGGGGTCAGCTTTTCGAAAAGAATTCAATGCTTTATAGCATTATCCTAGATGTAGCCTCCTTCTCAATCCGAGAGTTCGGCATAATGCCAATGGTTACAGAAATTCAAAGAACAGCAGAAGAAAATGAAGCTATTTATGGTTATAGAAAAATGACTGTTCATATGTTTTGGAGAGGTTTAGATTTAAGATCTTGGATTTATACAGAAGATCAAGTTAAGAAAATAGAAGAATATATAAATGATAAATACTTTTATGATTTTAGAAGGCCTGGCAAAAAAGTTTGTCTAGCTCATAACGTTGGAGCTGGAATGCATTTCCATTTCCAAACTCACCCCAGAACGAGGTTAAAATAATGGGAATTATACAAATAGCAGATAAAAATATTTTAGATTTGAGTGTACATAAGGTTAAGATTATTCATAATAAATACAACGAGTTAAAAACTAAACTTACTAAATTAGAAGAACAGAAACTTAAGTTAAGTCTTAATCTTGCTAAAATTGACAAAATGATTTTCACAGTTAAACAAAGCATAGATAAACTAGAAAGTGAAATTTTAAAGAATATAAAGGGTAAATAATGAGTATTAATCGAGTAACTGAGTTTAGTAAAAGAGAACCAGTATTAACAGTTGAAGTATTCAAGAGAAGGTTTCTCCATGGGGTTGATCTTAGGGATGCTAATGGTGAAGAATTACCTGATGAGGCTATTCAAGATTATATTGATATCTCAATAGATTATATTGAGCATGAATTGAACTGTCCAATTACTGAAAAAGAATTTGAGTATTATGAAGATTATATGTATCACAATTACAGGCAATATGCTTATATTCAACTTCCTGTGTATCCCCTTATTGATGTAACTAAGATAACATTAACATATGGTTATGATGAGGAAACAGATAGTGAAGCTGGATTTGGGATTGAATTTCCAAAGAATTGGTATAAGATTTATGCTTCATCTGGGCAAGTCCAATTATTACCTACAGTTGCTACAGTTAATTCATTAATATTAACTGGGACTGGATTTTCAATGAGAGCTTTAAGAGGGCAATATTTACCTATGATTTTAAAAGCTGAATATAAAGCTGGATTTGGAGATGAGGTACCTCTTTTAATAAATCAAGCAATTGGATTAATGGCGGCTGTATATATGCTTCAACTTTTAGGAGACATAGGACCTGGTGGGGGAGCTGGTATTAGTTCACAGAGTGTTAGTTTAGATGGTATGAGTCAGAGTTTATCAACAGCCATATCAGCAACAAACAATCTTTTTGGGGCGACTATAGCTAAGTATCAAGAATTGTTAGATAAAAAGGTTATGAAAGCTCTTAAACGTAAGTATAAAAGAATTAGCTTGGCCTACATTTAGAATAAGGATTTCATATAGTTATGAGAAATACAAGACCCGAATATTCAAACACTAAATATAGAGATAAAGATTATCTTTATACTGAATATGTGCTAAATAACAAAAGCAGTGAACAAATTGCTAAGGATTTATATACTAGTGGAACTGTAATCTCGTATTGGATGAAAAAATTTAATATTAGTTTAAGATCTAAAATAAAAAGAGATGAGATACATAAAGAAAAAACTCAAAAAGGGCATTATAAAGTTGAAAAAGAAGAAATGGAATTGAGACAAATAAAAAGAGAACAAACAAATCTTAAAAAATATGGAGTTAAAAATGTAAGCCAACATCTTGAAATTATTAAAAAAATAAACAAAAAAAATAAACCAAAACAAAAATTAGTTAAATATAAAAATGTTTTAATGAGATCTTCTTGGGAAATTAAATATGCAAAATATTTAGATAATAATAATATAAAATGGGAATATGAAAACAAACAATTCTTTTTAAAATCAATGAATTGTTATTATATTCCAGATTTTAATATTAATAATAATGAGTATGTCGAAATTAAAGGGAGGTGGTATGAAAACTCTAAAGAAAAATATGAAACATTTAAAAAGGAATACCCCCATATAAAAATAAAGTTATTAATGAAAAAAGAATTAAAAAAATTAGGAGTGTTATAATGCCTAAAGAAGATATTAAAAAAGCTAAGATGGTTTCAAGAAATGGAATCAAATATTATGTAGATGGTCCCAGTGCTGGTAAAAAAGTTGGGTCCGGTAGAGATTTAGCTATGAAACAAGCTGTTAAAAATGCTAAGAAAGAACTGAAAGAAAGAAAAAAGAACCCTATTGGTAAAAAAGTTGAAGATATTAAACAACTAGAAGCAATGGGGGTGAAAAAGAAAAAAATATCAGAAACAAGAAAAGATCTCGAAAATATGGTTAAAAAAGGTGGGGCTTGGCCAACTGTGGTAAACAATCTTATTTCAGATCCTATTGATTTAGAAACTAATATATTAAGTAAACTTGATACAGATGCATTACCATTTTTAATATTTTTACGAATGATTACAAAAGATTTAGATTTAAATGAAACTGTAGTTGAAGATATTAAAGATGGATATTTAATAAGTATATTTAAAAAGGAAAATGGAATTTTTAGTGGTCATTTAATGGATAAAAACTCTAATATTATCATGGAGTTTAAAGATCAAACATTATCAATTTTAGCTTCAATGATAGCTACTAAAATTGGTGATGAATCAAATACCGATGAATTCGGTAGGGATTATGAAGAAGGTCCAATGGATGAACAAGAGATTTTTAATAGTGATGATGTAGTGGTGGCTGAACCTATGGAAAAGCCAAAGAAAACCGAAATTAATATTGATAAAGATGGAAACATAAATATCCAAATTATGAAGTCAAAGGAGAAAGAAATGAAGGACAAAATCCAGATGTTATCTGAGTTATATGAAGAACTTACCAAAGCTGGTAAGGACTATGAAGGAATTGATGAGAGTAAAAATCTTAAAGCTAAAGAACCTATCGAAGATCCAGAAATGGAAGAAGGCGAAATGATCGAAGACGATCACGAGTATGTAAAAACTACTGCTCATGATGGTGGAAAACAACATTGGTATAAAGATCCTAAAACTGGAAAGATTATTGAAAAAGATAATGCCCCAGAAGGCCATGAAGAGTATGAGCATAAAAAAGATATCGAAGCCTTAGCTGAAGTAGTTAATGACTTAGCTGATAAAGTAAATGCTATTGAAGAAGATCAGGGAATAGTTGAAGAAGAAGCTGAAGAATCTGAAGAGGTTAGCGAGGAAGAAGTTCCATTAACTGAAGCTGAGAATCTTGAGTCAGGTAAAGGTAAAGAGGAAATGGATAAAGAAGAGCAAGAAAGAGTTTCTGAAGAGATTGAAGAAGAGAAAGAAGATGAACCAGATGAGTTAGTCGAAGAAGAAGTTCAGGAAAATGTTGAAAAAGAAAGCCCAGAGGAAGAGGTTACTGAAAAACCTGTTGAAGAAGCTGTTGAAGAAAATGCTGAAGAAATAAATGAAAAAGAGGAAGAAGCAAAAGAGGAAAAAGAAGAAGAAGAGAGCGAGGCTCCCGAGGAAAAAGAAGAAGAAATAACTGAGGATTTAGAAACAGTTGAAGATGAGCAAGAAGAAGCCGAAGATGCTGCAGAAGAGTTAACCGAAGAAAAAGATCCAGATGAGGTTGAGATGGCTGCTGATGAATTAGCTGAAAATGCTAATGAGGATCAAGCTAAGAAAATCATCGAGAAACTTAAAGCTAAATTTCCAAATCTTTCTAAAGCCCAAGAAGAGAAAGTATTGGAATACTTAGAGAAAGCTAGAACTTGCAATAAATCAGGAGATGAGGAGCAAGTTGAAGACGCAGCTGAAGCATTAGAAGATCCGACACCAGAGGTTAAAGAAGAAGAAGGTGAAGAAGAGCTTAAGAAAAAGAAAATCAAGAAAGTAATGAAGAAATCACGTCTACAGAGAATGTGGAAAGTTTTTAATATTAATATGCCAGAGAAAATTGAGTCTAACGAAGATAAAAAACTTGCTAAATCTGGTTTAGAGATACTTGGTGAGAAAATAGCTAATCAAGGGAAAGACCTTGAAAAAGCTCAAGAAATTGCTAAGAATACATTTATTGAAAAGTATGAATGTGAAGATCTTTATAAATCAGTTGTTGAATATAAAGAAGAGATTAAGAAACCTGATTTTAAAGTTGATTATAGTAAACAACCTAAGGATGCCGGTGAACTTAATGATATGAGAAAAGAAGAAGCAGATGCTAGATTTGATATTCCTGAATTTGAAAAGAAGGATGTTGAATTAAGTAAATCAGTAGACACTGGTATTAATGATCAGATTGCTAAACTTAACCCTAAACCTATATTTGAAGATAAAGAATATAATGAAGAGGAAGTTAAGAAATCAATGAATCAAGAAGCTTCTGATAGAGAGATTATGAAGCAGGTTCAACAGGATAAGAATTGGGATATTCCTGAGTATAAAGAAGGGAAAGATCAATTATCTCAAGAAGTTAAATCAGATTTAAATGATCAGATTAAAAAGAGTGTTGAGAAACCTAAATATGAAGAAATAAATTGGGGTGATGAATTTAAACCTTTTGATGAGGAAGAAGTCAAAAAGGCAATGAATAAGGAAGAAACAGCTAGTGAAAAATTTAATAAATCCAATCAAATAGACTTTTGGAAAGATGAAGATGAGAGATTAGAAAAAGCTGATAAATTTGAAATAGATGAAAAAGCCGGAGTTGGTGAAAATAAAGAGAATGAAAAAGAACGTAAGAAAAGACAAAAAGCAACTCATGGTAAAGATCAAGAGGCTAAAGACGAGAAAAAGAAAGATGATATTAATGATATGAAAACAGGCGAAAAGAAAGTTGAGCCCAGGGAGAAGGCATAATGAAAAAGATAATTGATTTAATTAAAAGTACTATTCATTGGAATAGGTGGAATTCTTATACAGAAACCCAAAAGCTTGAAATTATTGAGAAAGCTAAAATAGTAATCCGTAATGGTGAAAAGTATTACGCTAGTGGACCTTCAGCAGGTAAAAAAGTTGGTTCTGTTAGGGGTGGCGGAAAAGTAGAGCCAGTTAAAAGAGTTACAAAAATAACAGATAAAGAAGGTGAGGCTCCTAAGAAGGATAAAGTTTCTATTAGTAAAGAAGCTAAAGTTGCTGAGCTTAAGAAAAAGATTTCCAGTAGAAGCACATCTTCAGAAGGATTAAAAGAGGCTATTCAAACTATAAAGCAAATAAAACCAAAAAATTGGGATAAGATGCTCGAGAAAATTTCTAGACATAGAAATGTAGATGGTGGGGTGAGGAATATGCTTAGTGAATTTGGTAGCATAAATGAAAAACCCAAAGAAACATCAGAACAATCTACATCGGAAAAAATAGCTGATTTAAAAGAGAAAGTTAATGGTGGGAGTGGGTCTGTTAATCATATTTCTATATCTTTTAAAAATGATATAGACCAAGATACCGACTCGGGGGAAGAATTCGGAGATAAAATACACAATGAACTCCTAGAAATGTTTGGGGATGAAGCTGAAATTGATTGGAGAGATAATAGTACTCTAGAATTTAGTGGATTTTCTTCTGCTAGCTTAGATAAAATAAAAGAAAAAATTTCTCAATCTAAACTTTTGAGTAAAGAAGTAAAAGGGATAGAGGAAAAAGGATAATAAATGAGTAGTGGTATATATTTAAATATACATCCCGAAAATATTTTATATATTTAGGTGGGAGAATCAAAATGTCAGTCATTAACTCAAACAGGGGAAGTAAATCTGTACCCGATAATATTAATTATCTACCTAAGCAAGCTCGACCTGCAATTGATGTTAAGGCTATGAATACACTAGTATTTAATCTGGGAGTAAAATGCCGGATTTATACTACTGTTCCATGTCCTAATGTTAAATCAATAGATGGAGCTGAGCATGAATTGAGTTGTCCTTTGTGTAAAGGAAAACAATTATATGATTCAGATAGTTATGTTGAAAGTATAGTTGGATTCTTAGGGCAAGACAGGAATCAAGAGTTTAATCAACAGAATATAGGTAGTTTATACGAAGAAGGAAGTGCATCAGCTACATTTATAGCTGGCATAAATCTTACTTATTATACTAAGATAGAACTTCCCGATTTTTCTAAACCATTTTATCAATTAGTTCAAAGACAACAAGGTGCAGTTGATATATTGAGATATAGAGCTAAAGATACGGTTACTCTTTTAGTTGATAAAAATGGGAAAATATATCAACAAGATACGGATTTTGAAATAAATGCTGATGGTTGGATTAAATGGTTGCCCACATCAAGCGGAGCTAAGAGACCTACAAAAGGAACAATATATTCAATACATTATCATGCAATTGTTACATTAAGGGCTATGAGTGCTATGCACGCAGGAAGATGGTCAGCAGATAGTAACAAAAGAGATTATACAGAGAATGTAGAATATAGCGAACAGTGGAAATTACAGTTAGATTATTTAGTAGTACATGAAGATGGGACAGGCAAGAAACTCGAAGTAAATCAAATATTTGCCCCAGGAGAGTAAATGCGTGTAAAAATGAGTCTTATAGCAAAAGAATTAGGCAAATCTATTGATACAATAAGCGATAGAGTTAAACAGCAATTACAAGCTGCTGTCAAGCAATTGTCTCTAAATACTTATGCAGAGGCTCAACGTTTAGCTAATCAAAGATTAGACACATCTAGAGAAGATTATGTGAATAATCTTAAATATAGAGAATTAAAAGGTCAAGATATCTATATTATATATCTTGATGGAGCTGGAAAGTTCTTTGAAAAAGGGTGGGAAAAGTTCGACATGAAACATGGCCTTTTACATGGACCTAAATCAAAAGTAGGTAAGGATGGAAAGAGATATAATACAGTTCCTTTTAAAAAGAAAGGATCTGCCCCAAAAGGATCAGTTGGTCCTATAGCTGATACAGCAGCAGCTATTAAGGGAATTATAAGAGATAATAAAATACAAAAGATTGAAAAAGAAATAAAAGGTGGGACGGTGACCCATTATAAAGGAATTGAAGATCCTATGTTAAAAAATTTAGTCAGAGTTACTCAAATTTCAAAAACTAAATCCGGAAAGGAAAGAAAATCATCTCAATATTTTGTATTTCGTAGAGTCTCAGAAAACACAGATCCTAGTAAATGGATAAATCCAGGATACCAAGGAGCTAGAATTTTCCCAGATTTAAAGAGATATGTGGAAGATAATTTAAGACTAATAATGAAGGAAATATTAGACTAATGATAGTTTATAAAACAATTAATTTAATTAATAATAAATTTTATATAGGACAGGATTCAAAAAACAATCCCAATTATTTAGGATCTGGTTTATTATTAAAAAAAGCTATTAATAAATATGGAAAAGAAAATTTTAGAAAAGAAATTTTAGAATATTGCCAATCAAAACAAGAACTTAACGAAGCTGAAGTATGGTGGATAGATTATTTAAAAGCTAAGGAATTGGGATATAATATAAGAAATGGGGGTCAAAGGAAATATTTAAAAGGAAGAAAAAGAAATAAGTTTAGTCAAAAATGGTTAGAAAATATGTCAAAATCTCAAGGAGGGAGATTATTTAAAGTTTATAAAAAAGATACTTGTGAATTTTTAAAAGAATATTTAATTCAGGCCCAATGCGCTAGAGAAGTAAATAATTTTGAAAAAATTAGGGGGATTAATATTTCTAAAGGTAAAAATGTTCAAGCTTTTTTAGTTTATAAATTAAAAGATATTAGAAGGAAACCTAAAAATTATAATGATAAGTATTTTATTGGTAGGTGGGAAATCCAAACCCGTTGTGCTAAAGAGTTAAATTTAAGGATTACAGATATAAATAACTGTCTAAAAGGCAAACAAAAATCTTGTAAGGGATATGTTTTTATATATGAAAGGGGAACTAAATGCCATTTGTAATATCGGAGCTGGTCATTGAGCAATTAGTAAGAAATGGATTAGAAGATCTCCGCAATAATGTAGATATAGCTTTAGAGGATATTTTTCATAATTTAACTTCAGATCTTTTAAATTCTAAATTCGCCGAAGATGTTGAAAAGATTAAGGTAATTCTACTTGAGGGTCAAGTTCATATTCTTCATGCATTTCCTCAAGCTGATACTCAATTACCTAGTTTTTCCATACACTTACAGAGTGATAGTGAAGAAACTCCTTTAGATGTTTTAGGAGATTTTTCAGATGAAGCTGAAGTTGATATTGATCCCGAGGTGATTATAGATCCTATTGCTTTTACAAGCTTTGATGAAGATGAAAAGATTGCTTATGTAGATGATTCTGTAAATCTTTCAAGTGTCTATTATAATAGATGGTTAGTATTTCCAGATGAAACGGAAATTAGGGTTTTAGAATCAAATAATACAACTGGCAATAAATACATAAAGTTAGACACTGATTTAGATGTTATTTCAATGTCAGGAAATAAAATAGTAAGTGCTATTGATACTAGAAAATTCTCAGAACATGAAATTCCTAGCAGAGAGAATATAATGATAGGAGTTCATACTCAAAATAGCTTACTTACCAAATACTTATATCATATTTTAAAGTATATATTATATAAGAATAGAGAAAATTTTTGGAATAAAGGGATTAGATTACAAGTATTTAGAGGCTCAGATTTTGCTATGGATACAAGCTTTTTACCTGTTCAAATGTTCTCAAGGTTCCTAACGATGGATTTCGTCGCCGGGAATAGCTGGAGACATAGTGAGTTGGTACCTATAGACTCATTAGGTTACGATACCACTATAAATACAGGGACAATCAAGTTTGAAGCCGGTCCACAGCCCTCTGACGGCCAATATAAGACTAGAATAGAAAGAGAAGAGGATTACCCTAGAGAAGGTGAAGATGATTTGACTGTAGGGACCCAAAAGAAAGACGATTAAAAAGATATAGAAACATATTATAATTATTAGGAGATTATCGAATGGGTGGCAAAAAAATGATGGGAATGGAACGAAGTAAAGACAGACGAGAGGTTAGGAAGGGTTCTACTAAAAAGTACAGCTATAAGAAGAAAGTAAAAGAGGAAGTTAAAGTGGTTGTCAAAGAACCTAAACTCGTTGATTTTGAGAGTGCTTTAAAAAGGTTTAAATTAATAAACGTTTATAAGGCCCATCTCATGGATAAGGAGATTGTTAAGATCTTTATAGAAAAAAGGATTCCTAGTTTAAAAGCTACACAAGAGGAGTTCGATAAGCTATTTAAGAAATTTTAAATATAAGAATAATAGATAAGTATGACTTTCATAAAACGTAAAAGAAATTAAGGAGATTAAAATGGGAATTAATGTTGTTTTTAATGGTGCAACTATATGGGTACCAGGTGTTTACACAAAAACAGTTCCTGCTACAGGCGCTTTATCATTGCCCCATCTAATGATGGAAGAATTGTTAATGGTGCATCTAGTATTTTTGTTTTCAAGACAAATTCTAGTTCAAAATCTAATTTAGCCTTAGCTACTAGTTTTGGTTCTTTGAAATCACTAAATTATGGTTCTGCTGAAAATCTAATTGCTGCTACTTTAACAAAGACAGATGCGGTATTAGGTCAAGTAGTTGGTTCTGCGGCTGATGTATCAGGAACAGATCTAACTGGTTATAGTTTTTCAGTTATGGAACAAGGTGCTGCAATCAATACTTTTACAGCTCCTGATGCAGTTGCTGATAAAGCCGCTTTAGACGCTGCTTTGGCAAATGCTGGGAACTGGAGTGTTGGGTTACCTAGTGAAATTAGTTTTTCAAGTTCTGGATTAGATGATGCAGTTATTGTTACTATTGATCAGATTGCTGATGCGAATGATCATCGAAATGGTAGGTCTCAGGTTGCTGAACTTATTGCAGGATCTGGTAGTGATTTGTTAGCTTTTCTAAGTCTTTCAGCTGGATTAGTTAATCCTTCACAGGAACCAGCTCTAAGAGCAATTATTAGCCGTCAAGTAGATTCTGTCTCAGAAGATAGTGATAATATTGCTGGTGATGTAGGTGGGGATGTTTATTTAGAAATAGGTTGTAATGACTCAAGTTGTGAGGTTTCAATCGATTCTTCAAAGCTTACTTCAGTAGCTGCTACAGCAGAAGATATGGATATTAATTTAGCAGATTTTAACACTATAGACTCTTTAGCAGAATTTATTGATTCTAAAGCCCTTTATAGTGCAAGTGTTCCTGCTGGGGTTAATGGTGGTCTAAATCCAAATATTCTTGATAGAGTGGTTAGTGCGGGTGCAAGTTCACCTTCATTAAAGCCTTGTAAAATCAAGGCAGATGCTTGGTCTTTAGCAAACTATTTCAATGCAAATAGTGGTTTAGTTGAATTAGAAAGAGATAGCTATATTGGTTTACCTGATGCCATTGAAAAGACTTTCTTAAGCGGTGGAGCAAAAGGTGCTAGTGCAACTTCTGATTTCTCAGCTGCTTTAACTGAATTAGAAAAAGAAGAGTTGGATTTTATCATACCTCTAGTTTCTCAAGATGCTTCTGATGATCTTGCAGAAGATGCAGCTTCAACAGATAGTGCTTCTACTTATGATGTTGATTCAATTCTTGCTGCTGTTAATACTCATTGTCGTAAGATGAGTGGAACTAAAGCTAGAAAAGAACGTCAATGTTACGTAGGGTATAGAGGAACTTTTGATGAATGTAGAGCTAAAAGTTTAGCAATTAATAGTGAATTTACAAGCTTGTTAATGCAAGATATTCTAGTACCAGGAGCAGCAGACCTTGAATGGAAACAACCATTTATGGCAGCTTGTTTGGTAGCTGGAATGCACGCAGGTGCAGAAGTTGGACAACCAGTTACTCGTAAATATATTAATTGTCAAGGTGTAAGGCATAGAAAGAAACAGGGTTTAACTCCATCAAGTTTAGAGGAATTTGATAGTAGAGTAAGTGCTGATCTTGCAATCCAAGATGGAATTTTACCTCTATTACAACCAGCTTCTGGCGGTGTTAGAGTTATGGTTCATAATGCTACTTATTCTAAAGATTCAAATTTTGCATTCAACAGACCTTCAGTACTTTATGCTGGACATTATGTTGCAAGAACTATGAGAGAACAACTTGAAGCAATTTTCATAGGTGAGAAAAATAAGACGTCAACTCCTGCTGATTTGGTTGCTTATATTACAGCTGTAATGGCTGATTTTAAGCGTGCGGATATCATAGTTGGGGATGATACTAATGACGGTCTTGGTTATAAAGATTTAGCCATTAGGGTTCAAGGAAATACTATATATATTAATGTAGTAGTAACAATTGTTGAAGGTATTGATTTCATCCTTCCAACAATTACATTGGATCGTGCTCAAATTTCCACCTAAGATACAGCGAATTTTATATAGGGGGAGTTATGGTTAGCTCCCCCATTTAACTAGTTGAAGTTATTATATAGACGCGAGCCTCCAATTAAAGGAGACTAACTTTTAAGAAAGGAATAATAAAATGAGTAATGTAATCACCGGCGCTAGGGCCGTATTTACAATTAATAACACAAAGGTAGCTTTTGCTTCTGATTGTAGTTATGATTGGTCACACAATGTGCAACCTATTGAGGTTCTTGATCAATTGGAAGTAGCTGAACATGCTGAAATAGGTATGGAAATTACTTTTAATTGCACACAATTTAGAGTAGCTAGAAAAAGTGCAGTTAGTTTAGGTTTACAACCAAAATTAGCTTCAGTTTTAGAACAGCCTGAACTTGTTGTTTCTATTTCTGATAAAGTAAGTGGTGAGATTTTACTTACTGTTTCTGGTGTTAAGCTTATCAGACGTTCTGGTACAGTTAATGCTAGAGGAGTTTGGACAGAAACACTTGCATTTGTTGGACGTCTTGCGAATGACGAAGAAGGCGCGTAAATAAGGTTATTGATATAGGTGTCCACTATACTAGTTGAGGAGTGGATTAAATGTGACGTTTTAGCAGGAGTGGATTAAATGTGACGTTTTAGCTGCCCGCCTATATTTCTTATAGGGAGAATTTCGGTTCTCCCTTTTTTATTCCATTCCCCAATCTTTTTCATGCATATAATAATAATCACGATCAGCACAATTCTCTAATCCAGCTAATAGCCATTTTTTAGGATCTTTAAGAAAATCCCCTTCTTTAGTTGCAGATTCAATTGTCCTAATAATATTGTCATCATCTTTAAATCTATGCCAAGTTTCATAACATCCACTTCTACCAATTTTTTCTCTATTTTGAGCTATAAATTCTAAGCGAGCTTCTTTAAGAGAATCTTTAATAAACTGCTTTGTTTCTTCAGAAAACTTAGGTGCTTGCATCCAAATACCATTACATGAAATACCCATTTTAACCTCCTATGCTACTATTATTTTCATTACTTTTTTATAATATTTGTCATAATGTTCTATTTTCTGATTATCTTTTGAATTGTAAGCTTTGTCATATTTCTTTTTAATTATATCTAAAATTTTAAGTTTTTGGACATATTTTGGGTTTTGTAATAATTCTTCGTGTGCTTTTTGAACGATAGATTTTCTTGCCATTTTGACCTCCTTTATATCCATCCTATAATTATATAATATAGGAAATCTGAAAAAATGTCAACCCTTATTTTTAGAAAAAAATACATTATAATAATAAAAGACGTGTAGTCAATAATATAACGATAAAAGGAGAAGAATATGAAAGACTTACTTCCGTCAATGGAATTCGAGTTTGAAATCAAAGACTTAAAAGGCGACGATACGGGCGCCGTTTTTAATGGTAAATTCAAGTATAAACGGTTGAATATAATGGAGAAATCTCAGGCTGCTAAGATGAGAGCTAGCCTAGATGAAGCTCTAAATATTCCTATTGAAGTTTCTATGCTCCATGAAATGATTGCATGGCTTAGATACGGTCTAATTGAGTATCCTATGTGGTGGGAAGAAGCTGAATTAGGGATGTCTTTATATGATGTTAATATCGTTACTGAAATTTATAATAAAGTGAGGAAATTTGAAGAGAATTGGACAAAAAAACTAACTAAAAAAGAGCCAAAAAAGAAAACAAATGATAAATAAACTGATTGAAAACATTAGAGAAATTGCAAATGGAACATTAGCTTTTCCTCCTGAAAATGGGGAACAATTAGAGAAATTTTTAATTGTCTGGTATTGCAACAAATATAATATTCCAGTGACTAGTGGGGCAGCTCAAGAGTTGGAATTTGAAACTCTACTCTTAGAATTCTATCTAAGTAATAGATGGAAAGAGATAGAAGCTGATATTAAGTCTGGTAAATATGAAATAGAAGCTCAAGCAAAAGCAGATGAAGCATGGGCAAAAGAAATGATGGGCGATGATTATGAGGAAGAAATAGATTATCTACAAGAGCCTACAAAAAGGGAAAAAG